CCTCTGACATGGCAAAATCCTGAGCAACTTTTTGTTGCTCAGGTACTTAAAAAAATATTTTATAATAGTGTTGCGGAATTAAGGTTTATTTAATCTTTATCTTCATATCGAACAATTTTATGTTTCTTGCAAAATCTGATTGAATACCTCACTGCCTTTCGTATGTCTTCATACTCCTTTGTACTGTACACATTGTATGTACGGAGTTTTCGCATAATTTCCTCTTCTATAAAAGGAAGAATTTCTTTCTCAAACCTACTCATTTCCTATGTGTTTTACGGTTCTTGTTTCTCTTCCTGCGTTTCGCAATCTGCTTGTTTGTACATCTATCATCTTTTGGACGATATTTTCTCATTTTAGGTGCATCACATGGTTCTAAAGGAGAAGTATCACCATACGGATTATAAATATTATAACAAGTATTTTCATTCCAAGAAATTTCGTCCTGCATATTTTACCCCTCTTTCTTTTTAAGACTTATATCAATTGACAACCTATCAGCAATTTCCTCCTTAATTATCTCCCTGCACAAATTCCTTATCATAGAGTAATCACCATGTCTTTGTATCTCGTTGGAAACCATACAACGAACCCACCTCTCTATATCAACGTCGTTTCCATATGTGTTTTGAAAGATACGTTTAACCTCCTCTTTCACAATTGGAACCATAATTTCCTTTATATCCTCTTTAGTCAACTTTAGTTCGTTGTGGATATAATTCTTCACTTCCCTGTATATATATTTACTCATAATGCTTAAACCTCCACTTTTGTATAATTACTAAATTTACAATAAAGATATTTTCTTGAAAGCCATCCTCCTAATGAATATTTATCGTTGACACATTTACAATAGGTTTCCCATTTGTCCTTATGTACAATCTCATACATTACGCCTTTGTACATAAACACATCTCCTTCTTGTAAATTTGAAATCTTAATTGTTTTCATATTAGCCCAATCCTCTTTAATCTTTTTCTAAAATTCTTTTCATTCAAAGCTTGTTCATAATAGCAATCCGGTTCAATAACTACTTTATTTTTCATTATAGGTTTCCCGTTTAATACAATTGAAACTTCGTTGGTAATAGAAACTCTCTTTATCTCTTTCGTTTTCAGATTAAATGAAAATAGAATATGACCCGGAATCTTTTTCTTCTTATCCGTCAATTTATATTCATGCTGTTTCTTTTGAACATATTCTACCTGGTTTTTAGATAGACCACCCTTTGTTAAATCCGGAACTATTTCCATATCAATAACTATTTAAAATATTCAACAATTCTTTCGCTCTCTTATAGGTATCAAAGCCCTTTACATTCACCCATTCAGACGAAAGACGTTTGTCTTTTCTGACTTGAACCCAATATATTATTATGGGAATACAACCGTTGTACCCTTCTCCTCGTATGATTCTATATCTTTCCATGTCAGATACAATTTCTCATATACGTTTTCCTATCAATCATACCGTTTTCTGATTCTTCTACCAAGTCAAAGAATGTATTAGCATAACAAACATGCTCGTCTATCATTATACATATCCCATCAGACGGATAATATTCACATGAAACATTATCATCCCAATCTGTATGTTTTTGTGCTTCTTTGGCTATATCATCACAAGCAATCATATACTCTATGTATTTATTAGATGCTTTTCTTATTTTGTCAAATATATTTCCTTTCATTTCTTTGTCTCCTTCTTTATCTTTTCATAGCACTCTTTACAAAAAACAAACACCTTTCCGTTATTGATTTTAACTTTAAAACCATCTCTCCTTAAATCAGTGCAAGTAGGTTTTAATTCTGCATAGTGATTTAAACCTTTTCCGCACAAATCACACGAAACTTCATACCATTTCTTTATCATTTTCAATCTCCTTTCTACTACTCAATACATAAAACAATTCCCCTGCGTATCATATCTTCTAACTCTCTTTCAGAAAACTCATCAAATGTATGCTTGTCCATAGTGCAGAAATGATACCTTACAGATTGATTTTCATAATTGATATTTTTATGATAATCAATCATTACATCGCTTATAACCGTTTCAATAATCTTACCGTTTACAACAAAAGAAAAACGTGTTCCAACATCATAACACACCTTCTTAAACAAAAGAACTTTCCTTTCATCCATTTTATTTCAATTTTTCTTCAAGTTCAGCAATTATACAATCTGTATCACCGCCATGTACCCAGTCCTCCAGTACAGAAGACAAAGCTTCAATAACTTTCTCCTTCTGCCATTCGGTGCCACTATTAAAACCATTAGCAATCATTTCCTTGATGTCAGAAATTCCATTCGGTATCCCACATGTTCCAAATGAGCGAATAACCGATTCGGCATATTCTATTGACGCCTTTTCTACTGTCTGTTTCATTCTTTTTACTCCTTTATCAAATTCGGATAATGCCTGCTCGTACTCTTCGAGTTTTTTCAAAGCATAATCTCTCCTATAAGTGATTATGTCACGTGTTGTATAGTCCGTATAGAATCGGTCTATAATACTCTTAACATAAAACCTTTCTGGTTCTTCGCAATGATTAAGTAGAATTACGTAATTCGTGTTTCTTGGGTGGAAACATAGGAATCTGTAATAATTTACCTTACCATTCAAACAGAACTCAATCAGTTTTTCGTCTGTCTTTAAGTTTTCAATATCTTTTATGTCTCTTATTGGTTTCATATCAATAACTTTTGGTTTTCTTATATCTACCGCATTTCTTGCAGACGTAATATCTGGCGATATATTTATTACATCCTAACTCATCCCATGCCGTAACCTTTCTCTCATACATCAGTTCCCATTCATGGCGGCAGAACCATTTCTTTATGATAGCATTCAGATTCATACCTTAAAACAAAATCTTAAAGTTCTTTCCTTTCAATGTCGGCAATCTCTCTTCTACAAACTTCCTTAATTCTTCCTCCTCGATAGGAAACAAAGGATTGTACCTGTACTTGAACGTATGAATGTATTGCTCGTTCAGCATCACATCAAAAATTAATGTCTTCATCTAAAATAACCCTCCATCCACAACACAGCTTCTTCTATTGTTTCCACCTTTTTAAACTCCTTTACGATACATCGCTGCATATATTCACAACATATATTTTCTTCATAATCAAAATAGATAGTGTACGCCCCGTTATTATCAGCCCCGGTACATGCTATTCCAAGCTCCAGGGCTTTCTGAACCTTTTCCGGTTCGGTTGAAAAATAGGCATAAACATTTCTACTATTTACACCCATCAATCCAGTAAGTTCTACGATGTTATTCATATTTAAGATAATATTTTATTATGTCTGACCCGATTAAGAAAGGGAGTTTTAACGCTCCCTTATCAATCACACCACAAAGATAATATTTGTTTATGACATACGCAATAGCTTATTCCCAATAAAATTGCATATTTAACATTTCTTGTGTTTCCTTCTGAATAGGCTTATATCTCGTTTCCGTAGCTAAATCCCTCTCAGCCACATTATTATACTCTTCCAAAGCCTTTTCCTTGTCTATACTCCTTTCCACCCATATACCTATCATCTGGTCCGGCTGCATATCCCCGATAGACACCGGGTTTTCCTCCGTAGCCTCGTAAAACTGGACTGTATAGGGTCTACTGTATATATTAGGTGTACTCCCCATATATCGACTTCCGTCTTCACCTTCCATCATTCCCACGGCACCCACCTTGAATGAACACACATTTGTTTCCGGGTTCTCAAACCATATCTTTACACCCTTTGCCACCTCCTGGCTGTCATTGTGCAGCACTATAGCCCGGTATTCGTTTCTTGCATTTTTTATTGTATTTACACTTAACTCGTCAAACAAATTACCGAACATGTCATTAGGTATTGTCGTGGAAGATGCAAAGCCACCCAATGAATAGGAAACATTCTGTTGTTCTGCCATATATCCAGAACTTACTGTATATAATAGTCTCATTTTACCCTCCTTTCTTATTCTTTCGGTTTCGGCATGCCTGCTAAAGACCAATATTCCGTTTTTGCCGTATTGTCAATCGTGACTGTACCACCGTTGTTTCTTACTCTTGCTATGTAAAACTCGTTTACCGACTTGGTAGGGGGTTGTTCCAAAGTCACTTCCTGCACCAATCCCAACGTAAACCAATCATAGGTATAAAGCCCTTCCATTTGTGCATCCGTAAACACCTTTCCAAGCGGCACTGTTCCCAGTATCACAACCTGCAAATTTGTTTCCGCAACAAAATCGGATTCGGACGTTAATACAATATTCTTGTTATCTATTATATTGACTATCTCATATACACCATTATTTAAAGGCTGTGAACCGTCGTCCTTCAAAAACTTTATCGCTACCGGGGTTTTCCCTGCTTGTCCCCTCACCTTACCGGAAAAATCCACGGTTCCGGTCACTACACCCTTCTGGTTAATGCTCACATATCCGTTTTCGTAATTCTTTGTCGAATACCCGATTTTCAGCCAGTAATACACGCTGTCTGCCGGGATGGCAAAGTTATCGTATATATTGACAATGTTTATTACCTGTCCCAATGAGTTTACCGCCATACCCGGCAATATCCTTACCGTTCCTCCTTGTGTTCCCTGCTGTACTTCAAACGCTTTGTTGTCTATAAAGGTGTCCACGGTTTCAAAATCGGACTTGAATTTTGTAGGGTTATTTGTCACTATACCGAATGTGTAACTTCCGGCAATTAGAATCTTTCCAAGCAGGGAATTCTGTAGGAAAGACTGCATATTCATCACTTCTTCCTTTTCTAAAAAAGTGTTTCTGTTAACATTTATCTGCGCCATATATTTATAAATTTTTATTTACAAAATTAGAACCAATCTGGATAAGCACTAATATATTGGTCGTAACCATTCATCTTTGTACATCCTCTGAAACATCCGCTTTTGGATATACTGTCAACATCCGGGAAACCGAATTGATATGGTTGGAATATTCTCTTAAAATAATAAAACAGAGGCATATAAGCTGACGGCAATTTTACTCCGGCTACTATACAATCCCATCTCGGTTGAGATGTCATATTTGAGCAACCGCTAAATGTATTTGTGCAACTGTCTATATATTTCAGTACCCCCGATTCTATATAACTATTATCAGTTCCCGTAGGTCCAGGTTTATTCTCGGTTACATCTCCAAAAGCATATTCAGCCGTCAGCAAATTGGAACAATTCTCAAACATACTTGAAATATTCACTGTCACCGAATGACCGGACGGTGTAATAGGGTTGCCTACCGACCCTGCCGTTCTCAAATTCCGACATCCACTGAAACATTCCTCATAAGAGTAACATTCTGTTGATTCAGAGAATAAGGAAGATGTTATCGTTGTCAGTCCACTATTTTTAAACATTGATGTTGCACTAACTATATTAGGGATTATTACACCACTCACATTCAATAAACTACTACATCCTTCAAACATACTGACACAAGAAACCTCTCTTGCAGTAAAATTGAAAGCTCCTGCACTTATGCTTGAAAGATTATTACATTCATAGAACGTTTGATTCATCTGCAAGCTATCTACCGAACCAGAAAACATATTGGACGGTAAAGATGATATACCAGAATTCATACAAAATCTGGTTGCCACTGCCGAAGCTCCTGCAAAATACTTGAACGTTATTCGGCATGGAGATTGTAAGTTGCTGCAATTCTCAAACATGTGTTGACAGTCTACTACGTTTGTTGCGCCTATATCGTTACTTATGCTTGACATTCCGGTACATCCAGCAAACATATAGCTTAATCTCGTCCCATTACCCGATGTTCTTAACTGTCCAGATACAGAAGAAATATTCTTACATCTCCAAAAACAGTAAGAGTAATCACTTATCGAATTCCCTGCAAGCACACTTGACAAGTTCACAGAACCATTCAATCCGCTATCCTTAAATGTTTTTACGAATGTACCACTTGTCACAAATTCAAATAATCCAGACGGAACACTTCTTAAACTACTGCACCCATCAAAGAACGAATCTGCCGAACCACTCATAAGACTTGTAGTCCAGCTTACAACCGATTCAAGGCTGCTACAATCCTGGAAGGCTCCCTTTCCCCACGACGTTCTCACATTTTCGGTAAACCACTTGATTACTCTTGTCAAACAATTTTGAAAACTTGAAAATCCGTCTGCACTCCATGATAAATTGGCTGACATCCCGTTAAAGTCGAACAATATTATCTTTGTTCCTCCGGAACTGTAGGTATGCGAACTTGTTCCTACTGTCTGCTCACCATCTCCCCATTTAACACGAAGATTATTCAGCCCGGTAGAGGAGGTATTAAGTACGGGCAACACTATGTTCGTGCCATTTGACACCCTTACTTCCAGTACCGCACCATCTTCCATTATTATATCAATCGTCTTGCTGAATTCTTCCGGACCTACCGTGTAACTTCCGCTCTCCGTAAAGTAATTCTGACTTGTTGCCACCCACGCATAAGTATCGTTACACGGAACCATCCATGATACGGTACCACTCGAACTTGTCACGCCCGAACTTATGTTGTCTTCCACTGTCACGCCCGAAATAGGAGAACCGCTCTTTGTACGCACGTTATATGTAACCTGGCATTTGTTGCGCGTCATTACGACGTTAACATATTCGTCGCTATTGCTTATGCTTACAGAACCGTTCTGGCTCTGATACCCAGCCTTTGACGCCTGCCAGCTTAATGTCTGGGGTGGTACGTATGTTCCGAATACCGCACGCCCGGCTCCATCCGTGTTCTTTGCCGTACCTCCGCATACAATACGTACCCCTCTTATGGATATCCCTTTCTCGTCCACCACATCGAAAATAACTTTATAGGTATTTACGCCAAGAACTATCGTCGCACTTGTATCGTATTCTCCTACAGTCACATAGGTACTGTTCTCGTTGTATTGAGGCAACTTGCTTGCCGTAGCCGTGCCAGAACTTCCTGCCTCCACATTGAAGGTCGTATATCCCTGCCCATCGGAATACTGTGTCATTCCGTTAAACGTCACCTGTGCACCGCTTATACCTATATTGCTACCATTAACAACCTGTATTCTCACATTCACCCTCTTTACGGTAAAGTTGATAGGAACACGGGTGTCCGAATTGTACACAGTAAACGAGTTCACCACATCATAACAATAGGGATAAGTTGCCACATAGTCGTATGTGCCCGAAAACAATTGTGTAGATACCAAACCAAGCTCATTTGTTACGAGTTCTTCGGTCTGTCCCACAATGTTTATTTTGGCTCCCGAAGCCTGGACAGCCCCTATCGAAGCGTTGAATGTCACGTTGAACGGAACCGCGGACTTCTCGCTCATTTTTATGGTGTACTCGTTTTCTCCTGCCTTTATGTTGACATTACCCTTTGCCGGGTTATAGTCCTGCTGTGAGGCACTCCATTCCCATACACCAAGTTCCAATGTCCAGCTTGCCGCAATACCGTTATTGTTGGAATATCTCGTCTCCCCGTTTATCGTCACCACTGCATTCTGTATAGGCTGTTCTGTCTCTACGTCAAGAACTTTTACCGTCAGTTTTCCGGTCTGCTTAACAAGGTCTACCGTTATGGCTAAAGGCTGGTTTATCAAAACTGCCGTTCCGGTTCTCGGTTCGTACCCCTCTTTATTTACACTCCACGGGTAACTGCCCGGTACACGGTTGAATACCGCGTTTCCGCTTGCATCCGTATTGACTGTCTGCTCTCCTTCCCCAACTCCAAGCACAACGGGCTGGTTCCTTACTGGCTGGTTGTTCATTCTCACTGTAAAGATGATGTCATAGGTGACAAGCTTCAATTGCACGTCCACGCGCTTGTTCTCCCCATTCACCGTCACTACACCCTGCTTGGTATAATATCCTTCTTTCTGTACAGTCCAGTTATAGCCGCCCGATATCCGGACAAACTGCGCCTGTCCTCCACTCGTGCTTATCGCTTCCGTTCCTATCGTTACCAAAGCATCATCTAATGGAGTGTTGTCCTCGTCCGTCACATAGAAGTCAATCAAGTAACCCATCTGCACCAAGTCAACTTCTATCGTCACATCCTGGTCGATAACTTCTACGGTACCGTCCTTTGCATAGAATTCGGTCTTTGTCACCTTCCAGTTATATTCCCCTGCTATGTCTATGAACGTCACAACTCCGTTACTTGCCGTTTGCAGCGTCGTTCCATTGAACGTCACGTCTGCCTTTGACACTGGCAAGCCGTTGCTTCTCACAATAAAATTTATCTTATATTTCGGTATAGGGTGGAACTGCACGTCAATAACGGCATTGTCGTATATCGTGAAATCGTTTTCCACCGTCACATATTCTTCTTTTACCACCTTGTAATGATACGTTCCTGCCGGATATATAAACCCGGTTGCAAGTCCCTGCGCATTAGAGCTTCCGGTCTGGTTAGGAATTCCCTCACCCGTCACCAATACGGATGCACCCGATACTGGTTCCACACCGTTCCTTATACGGAAAGTTACATTATAGTAAGGTATCTTTTCCATCTCGATTTCGATATTGGTAGAATCCACTATTTCAGCATTTCTTCTTACTGTATAATAGTCCTCGTATTCTGCCACATATTCATATATACCAGGAAATACCTCGAATGTCGCTATACCGTTGCTTCCGGTATATTGCACCTTTCCTGCAAAGGACACTTTCACGTTCTGCATCCAGTCTTTTGTCTCCTTGTTGCGCACAAAGAACGTAACCACCCGTTCATAGGCGGCTCCCATTAATTGTACATATTCTACAGCGTCCTTGTCCACCAATAAGGTGTTTTCCACGCTTTCAAAGTTTTCTGCTTCCACCTCGTAATACCATTGTCCGCGCGGCAGCGTTATCTTCGCCTCACCGTTAACGTCCGTTATCAGTTCTTCCCCGTTTACCGTTATCTTCGCATTGGGTATATACTTATTCCGGTTTGAAAATACCTTGAACAATATCTGATATTCTTCCTCTCCTACATAAGGACGTATCAATTCACTGCCGAATATGTTCTTATATCCAACAAGGTAATTTTTTAGGAATGTCTCTACAGTGAATTGTCTCTGATATGCATTGTTTTTATAGTAGGCGGCTATAATGTCACGTTCACCCAAATATCCTTGTGAAAACGGCAGATATAAGGGTTTCACATGAAAATCGTATATATATACATACGGGTAGTTTCCGACCGTTCTTTCCTGGATAAATATAGGTGCGATATACTTCATTCCCGGCATTATCGACAAAGCACGTCCGGACGGGAAATTAAGCGTAGGTGCGTTCAAAAACTTCTCGTTCGTTGACAGCAGTATTCCTTTTATGTAGTAATACATGCCCTCGTTCTTTATGTCCAAATATTCGTTTTCGTGGAACCATAGAGAGCTTCCGGTTATCTGTCCGTTTTCCAATATCCCCATAGGCAATGGCTCGCCATCTACCGTTTCATAGCCTGCTACTCCAAACTTTAGGTTTTCATTGTCTGTAGCCGACACCTTTACTTGCAATGATATTTCATAGGATAGGTTCGGGTCTATAATTATAAGCTTGTCCAAATCCACCCTTCCGTCTATGCCCACGGCTTGGTTGCCAAAAAATGTCATAGCGTTGAATATCTCTCCATCATTCCCGTTTTCGTCCTGCGTTATACTTATACTTTCCGGTATCAATAGAGGATAATTATTCAAATCCTCTACTCCTTTTGTATATTCATACGCTTTTGATACATTCATTACCGTATTCGTCCGGTCACATGTAGGCGAACTATGTCCCATCGCCCACCCCGTAGCTTCCGGTCTCAACAAGGCAAATATAAACTCGTCCAACGAATTGTATCTTATCAGTCGCAACAATTCTCCCAATATCTCGCCTTCCTTGCTTATGATGTCAAGTCTTCCACGCTTTGAATATTCTTCCAGGTAATTATAGAATAGGTATTTCATCTGTTCCTGGCTGTCCACCATGTTAGTAACAAGACCTCTGTTCTGAATAAACATCTCGAACAAAATCTGATTCGTGTCTATCTTTTTGTATTGTCTTGCATACAATACTATCAAAGCGAATATATGAGTTATGGTTCCCCAAAAGGCACGGAAATCCTCGTTCTCTTTCTTTTTTAGGAATGTGGGCAAAATTCCCCTTCCTTCCAGTTTTTCAAGCACGTTTTCTGCCCACCGTATCACTTCCTTATCGTTTTCTTCAAAAAAACGACTGAAAGGCAAATTATCATATATAGGTGTGGACTGGGGTAAAAATAATCCCCCACACGGGTTTTCTTTCTTCTGTTTTACTTCCATGTTGAACTACAATTAATTGCACGGTAAAAATACGATTAATTTTGGATATTACGAAAACAAACACGACGAAAAATACTGTAGAACCGTTCCACCACTGCAATCTCCCTCATCAAAGACCAGTCCATAACGATAGAGGCTCTAAAGGTAGGGGTGTGGGTTGATAGTGGAAGTGTGTATTCTGGATTTAAAAATAACGAAAGTTTTTATACTGGTATAAATAGAGAAACTGGAGGGTCTGATTATATAGCTCATATCGGCAGTAGTCAAGCATTTATGATGAATATACCGTCTGATGTAAATACTTCAAATTATACGGTAAAAAAATTCTTATATTCATTTTCAAGACCTGGAATTGCTGCTCCATTTATAAATACTTCTGTAATAACAACTTCTTCCGGTGGTTCTTTTCAATATAATATCGGAACTGACTTTAGTTCAAGTGAAGTCTTAATGGCAGATTTTCTTTATATGTCTCTTTGGGGCGATGCTGGTTATAATTATACTTTTGTAATGTATAGTGTAACAAGATATTCATTAGCGGCTTATTATTGTCAAATAAGAATTTTAAAACAGACTGGTCAAATACAACAATCTGTATATTTTTTGCAAGAAGTTAATTATGATGATTTGCCATACATAAAAGATATTTTAAATAATTTTTGTTACAAGAATTATTACGTTCCTTTATTGAATTATGGAGAAAACCAGGATGATAATTATATTTATATAGTAACGGGAATGGATTGTTTCAAATCTACTGATTATGTAATAAGTTATTCTATAGATTATCAGAATACACCTGGAGGTAATTGGAGCAGAAACCGTCTTCAAATTAGTGGTAATTCGAGAGTAAGTTCTGGTGCTGTAAAGAGATTCTTGTTTACACAAAGTAGTCATGAACTTTCTGTATTGGTATATGGCAAAAGAAATGATGTGAATGATAAGTGCCATGCTGCCGTGCTGTCATTTAAAGGTTCTGTTTGGAATAATATAAGAGGTTCATCTGATGTTTGGTCTATACACGACAATTTCCCGGCTGCATTTACTGACAAGATGGGTAATAATATGTGGGTTTCAAGTAATTTGAAATGGATGTTTGCTGTCTTGTATGGAACAACAGACAAACCGTATGGGAAAGGACTTGTTACAGTAAAAAGTGCAACTCCTATTATCGGGAAAACTGGTTGGTCTTCAACTATTTATTATATAGATGATGATTCGACATTAGAAATAAGAAATGCAGTTGCCAATAAATATGTCCTTGATATAATATTTAATAAAACTGATTATAAGATAATTGTACTATGTAACAGTCTTATAGGTTCTTTTTTAGACAAAGGTGCTTATTATACTTTTATCAGTCCAAATTATTTATATTGCTTTGTTTATAACGGAAAGAAATGGATGGAATTTTCAAAAGAAAGTATAGGAATGAATACATTATGGAATAGATATGATAATTATAAGACAATACCTGGCGGTGGAACGTCTGTCGATTACAAACCTTATTTTAATATTATGGGTGTTACGGGTACATATGATAGTAACAGAAATATTTCTTTTGTCTATCCAGCAAAATATTCAACTTATGAACCAACAGCTTATGAATTTGATTTGACATTTGGTGATTGATTTAATAAAGAGTAACTATATACCTAAACATTCTTGATGTAAATGGTATATAGTTACTCTTTAATTATCCATATCGTTTTAATCAATTATCCCATATTAAATTATATCTATATCCAGTTATAGGTTTGTTTCCTGCCGGGTACATATAACTAATAGAATTATTAACAAAATTAATATTAGGAAGATAAACACTACCTTGTTTTCCGGCATTTAAATAAGTTGACGGGAAATCAGTATTAGTTGACACCGTTTTTGTTACGTTAACCCATTCTGTACTCAACGCAAAGAAATATATTACGTCGGGTTGAGTTCCTTCTATATACTTTAAATCTGAACCTAAATCAAAATCTCCAAAATGACCACGAGTGGAATTACCGAAAATCATCATTCTGTTAGATTTAGAATTAAATTTGATATCTAATATATAAATATTCTTACAATCTTCTGCAATTGCACTACCCTCTTTATCCATTGCATAAGAGGTTCCAGACCATCCCGTCATATTAAAAAGAGCTGATGAACCTTTTATAGCATGCAACCCTTTGGTATAACCTCCTATTGCAGTCGAATTGTTTTTGATATAGAACAACCATTTTAAATCCGGTGAAACCCAGCAATCTCCTCCAATTACAGATTTAACGGCAGATGGGATATTGTAATAGCATTCCCAATTTGAAGCAAACCCTGCATTTGGATAATTATTTAATATATTTTTAGCTTTAAAAAATAAATAATCAAAATTATTGAAATATTGGTGATTATATGTTTCCGGCATTGCTTTTACTAAAAATAAATAATCAGTATGCACTTCATCTACAGCTTCACTTGTAATTTTATTCCAACACAATAAATAGTGAATATTAGAAAAAGGAAAACTTTCTATAGAAGTAAAATCAATTTCACTTTGTATGGCAGAATCGGTATTTGTACTCATTAATATAGTATTAAAAAAATAGTTTTCTGCAGCATTTATATATAAAGATACCATTACACCATTTGAAGCGACAACTGTTGCTACATTACAAGTAAATTTTTTCAAAGAGTAACTGTTATATATTCTTGTTGTAGTTTTTTGAAAAAAAGCTATCTTATATTTAATAGAATTTTTTCTTTTAAAATTAATATTTCCGGATTGACTTCTATCATTAAAAATAAAATGACTTGTCATTATTCCACCATGTGAAGGCATAATAGATGAAAGAATATAATATTGCAATCTATTTTCATAAATATATGACATATTACAGACAATAGTCGTAGGGTTATCAAATGGCTGTGTAGAAGCAGAATCCCAATATCCAGGTTTCTTATCTACATACAAGGGATTTAACATTTGTCCGCTATAATAATTTCTTTGTCTAAAAGTCAAAGCTAATTGTGTCCATTCTCCAACAGAAGATAATATACTTGATTTAAACGTCCAACCGAATGAATTACTTGGATATAGTAATTTACTTTCATCTGATTCATTGTTTGTTACACCAGTATAAGCATATTCATTATCATATAATGTATTTGTATATTGACCCACATAATCTTTTTCAACCCACACCCCTACCTTTAGAGCCTCTATCGTTATGGACTGGTCTTTGATGAGGGAGATTGCAGTGGTGGAACGGTTCGGATAATTCCATGTTCCTGTTCCGTTTCCTCCCCATGTCGTGCTTCCTCCTGCTTCCCACCAATAATTGCCCGGCTTTATTGTCAGTACCACCTGTCCGCTCGTATTTGTAGTGCCGCTGTATGCAGTGCTGCTGTTGTTGCTTGACAGTTTTACCACACATCCACTTCCTACACTTGTTCCTGTATTCACATCTTTTACCGTTATCGTTATTATTGCGTTACTTGGTACCAACTTAAGTGTAAAGTTGGATGTGTTCGTGTTCGTCGTATTCAACGTGTCGTATCTTGATGCACTCACTACGTATCTGTTTGTCAGTCCGGATACATATACAGTCGCTTGTCCGGCACTGTTCGTCGTTACAGTCTGTGTCGCACAGTTTACTCCTAATTCACCGGAAGTCTGATAACTACCGTTAATACCGTACATATTTATTGTAGCTCCACTTACAGCAGCATTTGTGTAACTGTTCTGTACAGTCACTACAATACTCTTTATCGCTGTAGAGAAAAATGCCGTAGCATCACTATCATGCCCTATATTACTAAAATTATAATTAGGAGTGATGTTATATATCGTTTCGGTTGTTGTTGTACCAGTCACGAAATAACTTGCCTTATATGCAGCTATATTTGTCGTTATACCTGCTATCCATGTATATGTAGCCAGATAATACACTCTTGTATTTGCCGTTAATGATACAGTTGTTGCTACTCCTGCCGTAGTAAATATTGGTTTTACAAGGTTTGCCGTACCCCACCATCCTTCCAATGGAGTAGAGAAAGGAATTCTTAATCGAAAATATGTACCTACACTCTTCGTTAATCTTACAGCATTCTGCGTAGTCGTTGCTGTAGGCATTGTTATCGTCGTGCTTCCGTTTACCCAATAGCTTGTACCTCCACCCCATGATAAGGTATAAGAACCTGCTATCATCGGGCCGAATGACACTTGACCACTGCTATTCGTCGTTCCAGTAAACGTGACAGATGACAAACTCTTGTTCGTCAATGTAACCGGACATCCGTTCGCATTCCCTTTTACTGCATTCTGATAATAGTCCTTCATCGTTATTGTGATAGAAGAACTTGTCTCGCTCATTTTCAGATTAAGAGGACTTGCCTGCGTAGATGATAATGTACCGGATAACGCATTGTAGTTCGTTTTTGAAAATGAATATCCTCTATTGATACCGCTTCTATATACAGTCCAATTACCACTACTATCCGTTGTCCCTGTCTGTCCTAAATAAGAACATGATACTCCGCTTATATTCGTTCCATAATTAGAACTCTTTATGTTGAATGTCAGACGTGCTGTTACATTCAGTGTCATAGTCCAGGATTGATTTTCAGATACCCATGTCCATTCCTGGCTTGCATTGCTGTAATAACTTGCATTGTTTTTCGGTGTATAGGTGTAGTTTATTCCAGCATATACCGTATTTGTTTTCTTTCCGCTCGCATCCAACGTTATTTCTCCTGCCGGGGCATTCGAGCCTGTAGGTACACTTCTGACTATCACTGCACTACCTAACGGATGGGTTGCTGTGATGTTTGGAACTTTCTCAACGACTGTCAGTGTAACCGTTCGTGTCGTTCTGTTCATCGTCACTGTATAAGGTGATGTCTGTGTGGCGGTCACTGTTCCTACGTAGTTGTTGAAATACTGTGCCGTAGCAGTCATTTGTCTGTCTAATCCGCTTCTATAGAAGCTTCCTCCAGATGCAAGCGTTTGACCAAAGTAGGTAATCGTTCCAGAAAGCGCATTGCTTGTATTGTAAATATTTGCTACTGTATTAATCACTATCTTCTGATTACAAATCAATTGTATTGTCTGCACTTGTCCTGCTGCCGTATAAGTCAGTGCAGTATTTGGATTACTGTAATAATTAGGTCTTGTTACTGGTGTGAATGTTACTGGTGTACCTAAATAACATACAAACGATACATTGCCGTTCGTATCTAACGTTAATGGACTTGTAGATGCTGCCGGACTGAAATTCATCTTCATAGACGAATAAAGAGCTACAGTCCATCCAAATGTATTAGATGTAAACGCTTTTCTTGTTATTGTAACAGCACCATTCGACATATTATTATATACTTGGATACCATTATTCCCATTACTAAACAAGAAGTCTTTATTAGCAGAAACCATTTTGTCTACAGTACATATTTGGGTTATTTCTGCATACGATTTATTCTGCGAATTACTTCCACTGATATCAAATACTGATGCTGTATCTATCTGCCATGTAACTGGCTTACTTCCTCCATCTAAATTAAAGAAATTGGTTGTACTGAAAGAACCAGAAGCACCACATCTTATATAATGAGCATACCAAGTCCATACACCTGTTCCTTTATTATCTGTAAGCCATCTTCTCGTTGCACTCCCACCTGTTCCGGTTGCATTACTCTGAAAAAACAAACTATATCCAGTAGGAATTTTTGCATGGAAAAACACTACAAATTCCTTATTAGCTGCTGTTGGCGTACCAAAATAAAAACCTCCTAATCCCGGACTTGTTGCTCCGGTAGAAGTCTTTATTTCCAAAACATACTGTGATTTGAATAACACTTCTTCACTCACTCCTAAACTTACTGTAGCGGTTGAACGTGTCATTACCACATTGAACGGAGATGCGGTATCTGACGTTATACTGCCTTCATAATTACCGTGATATGTCGCTGTAATATCTACATTTCTTGTTACAGAACTTCTATATAATGATACATTACCGCTACTGTCTGTCGTTCCTGTCTGATGAAAATATGATACAGTAGCACCGCTTAAATTCGTTCCGCTTGGTACGTTCGACTTGACATTAATTGTTATTTTTGCCGTTACCGTCAAATCCATAGTCCACGACTGATTGGCGGCCGTATAGGTGTGTTTCTGTGTCGGATTGCTGTAGAATTCCGGATGTCCTACTACCGTAAACGTCATTTCCGTACCTATATATCCATTGAATGTCACTGCACCGCTTGCATTCGTTGTAAGTGTTCCGGTCGCACTTCCTGCTGTGTATTTTATCTGTAAGTTCTGATAATAAGTTGTCTGTGCTGGCGTGATTTCTCTTACTACAAGTGTAACTGGATTAGCGGCACGTGTCATTACGATATTGAACGGTGAAGTAGAATCGAACCTTATCTGACCTGTATAAGATTCAAGATTTGCAGCACTCACCGATATATTACGAGGGTCTGAACCGCTCCAGTAGAACACTGCGTTTCCGCTTGCATCCGTCGTTTTTGTCTGAGTAAAATAATTTACTGTTGCACCTTGAATGTTTTGCCCTGGTACATTATCTTTCACATTTACAGTTATCTGTTTCGCACAAGTGAGATTCATGTTCCATACTTCACCTGCCGTTGTAAATGTATGTGTTTGAGTTGGATTACTATAAAATACCCTTCTATTTTCTGCAATTACTGCAAATGTAATCGGAATACCTAAATACGCCTCAAATGTATTTGTTCCGCTCGTAATCGTTCCATTACCTGCTGCCGACGTGTAACTTAATGTAAAATTATACCTACCATCCAAAATTACACTTGCACCACCCGGTATCACTTCATATTGCTGTACTGTCACTACATGCTTATTTCTTAGCATCGTAACATTAAGCGGTGAAGCTGTAGTAGGAGCAATGGTTCCGTTTACCGTGCTGTAATCCTCCTTGTCTAAAGAATAATCCTTTTCCAGTGCTGACCGGAACAATGAAGCGTTTCCGCTTGCATCCGTCGTCACTATCTGTTCGTTGTAAGTTACCGTTACTCCCTGGATATTGTTTTTCGCATATACATCCTTTACATTAACCGTTATCTTTGAGGTTACGTTCAAATCGAATGTCCATATCACACCATCTTCCGTCCATGTATAGGATTGTGTCGGATTGCTGTAAAAGCTTGGGTATGAATCAGTCGTGAACGTGTATTCCAGATTTTTTATCAATAACTGGTTGGTATAACCGTTTTCATCCAAAGTCAGCTTTATCGTTCCTGCCTTGGATGTCATTGTAATGGTTTGATTTGATAAATACGCCCTTCCTGCCGTACCGTACACCTCCGAAACCTGAATACCTGCATTAATCAATTCATATTGCACTTCTACATCCAACACTGTACCACTTTCACTTTGGGGATGTGAGAATGTGTCGGATGAAACCTCACCTGCAAGAACCTCATAGGTGTATTCTCCTACCGGAACATTCGGCATGACTATCGTTCCTTCCGTATTCGTCTCTCCCTCGAACACCATGTCCGGCAATACATTGTTTGTTACACGTACCAAAATTCCATCCGGTGGTAAAACTCCCTGCGTTGACACATGGAAAGTAACTGGATATTCCTTTGCTTCCAATTCAATATCCATTCTTGTTTCTGTTCCAGTAGGTTTGAAATTCCCAGTTTTGGTATTATAATGCTGCTTGCTTACACTGTAAGACATATTTACCGGAGAAATGTACATTTGCACTATTCCATCCGTATTCGTCGTTCCTGTCTGATTGACAGACATTCCACTGAATGTTACTGATGCACCGCTTAACTCACCGTATAAATTAGAGGTGATATATACCGGAATTCTCTTCGAGCATGTATATACAAGGTCTTTTGTTTTTGTGTCAGAATAATTTAACGTCGCTACGGCTCCGTTACCTTCATAAAAAGTGACTGGCTGTATCTGGAAACGTTCTGCAATACCTGCATACACGGTTTTTACAAATCTTCCGTTTGCGTCCGTCGTTACATTATCACCGGATGATTCGCCATTGTCATTGTAATAACATGCAAGAATCATCCCGGCTTTTACCGGATTTGCTGCTGTCGTGGAAATAGAAGGTATTATTTCCTTTACCGTATAAGTGACTGAAATCGTTCTTCTTACTACTGTAGTGGAAATGGTGATGTTTTCCGGAAGGGTGATATTTTCCGTCTTGCTGTTAAAATTGCTGTTTCCACCTCCGTATGTGATAGTATATTCTCCAGGCGGTATGTTGAACTGTCCGTTTCCTTTAGATGTGAATACACCGTTTGCATTTGTCGTGCCGGAAAAACTATACGCTTGTGACGGTGTGCCGCCCCAGGCACTCGTAACCGTCACCGTACAATTCGCTGCCACTGATTCGTAGGGTTGCATACTTTTTAGGTTTACGGTCATTGTTATTTCCGCATACCCCATGATTATGTCTATATAATCGGCTGACAATGGAGGTGTAAACGTACCTGTCTTGTCCGTATGGTCTGCTACTGTACATTCATAGCTCATTGCAATAGGTGAGATGTACACGGTTGCCGAACCGTCATTTCCAGATGTCACAGTTTGAGGCAAAGACATTCCGGACACGGTTATTTCCGCACCTTCAAGCGGTCTTAACGTGTTCTGTTGTTTTACCCTTAATTCTACTTTCTTTGAACATGTGATTTCCATAAGCGTAGGTACACTCGCTCCGAAACCCCAATTCTTAATCAGTAAACCGTTGTTCTCATAGAAACCTTTCTCTTTTATTGTCAACTGATAATCAATACCCGGCATTACTTCCGGAAATATCTTTCCTGCCGCATTCGTCGTATATTCTCGTACATTATCGTTGAACATGTTCTTTACTGAAACAACAATTCCAGCCTTGACCGGATTGAAGTTCAGAGCGGCTTTCTGTTCGGCAGCTATCTTTACAGTTACCTGGCTTACTGGAGTCGTTATCGTCACATCCACATAGAAAGTTCTCGGCTGTGCATCACGTGTCACATTCGGCTGCACTGTCAACATCGTACCTTCCAAAGAAGCTATTTCGTCATTTGACACGTTGAATACCAATTCTGCACCTCCGCTTGCAAAATCATATGGCTCGTCCTCACCGCCAATTTCTGCACGTCGAAAAGTTTTTACATGTTCCATCAAATCAAACGTCACTCCTTTGTTAGGAACAACGAAGTTTTCCGGTGTATGAACTATGTAATAATAACTGTCATTAGATAACGTCTCAGCCGTATTTTCACCACTGAATCTTACTGTAGTAGCATCACCGGACACACCGGGAATATTCTCTATTACGTCAACTTCCGGTTCGATTTCCCTTCTTGTCATAGTAAAGGGAAGGTCTATATCCTTCAATTTTTCAAGCGTTATCGACTGGTTTTCTACCGCATCATAATATCTGTGTGTCGCATTCCAAGTATATTCCCCTGCTTCCGCTCCAAGCTGCAATACACCTATATCATTCGTGTAACCGGAATCCACCTTAATTCCAGTTCCCTTGTTTATCAATTCGATATATACGCCGGAAATAGGAGCCTTCGTTATCGCGTCCGTTGCAGTGTATGTTATTACCGTATCTCTCAATTCCAAGTAAATTGTTTCCGGTACGTCCTGGTCTTTGATAGTCACAGTTCCGGTATATCTCTTATAGTTTCTGTGCGTTACCGTATATTCATAGTCACCGTTTCCAAGTGTCACGCTTACAACACCGTTAACATTCGTTACACGCGTCTCTCCGTTTATCTGCAATTCTGCACCCTGGATATAGTTACCGTTTTCAATGTCCCGTACAGTCAAGCGGAATGTATAGAAAGCCTGTTCCAATTCCACAATTTTAGAAACTTCCGAACCTTCAACCACTACAAAATCATTAACGGACATATAACCGGACTTGAAAGCCGTATATTCATAGGTTCCGTTCGGCAAGCTTATAATCGCTATACCTTCCTTATCGGTCAGATAAGTAGAACCATTTATCTTTATCGTCGCTCCTTCCAGAACCATGTGGGTAGCGGAATCCAGCACCGTAAACTTTATCGCATACGGAATTGCCGTCATTTCGACAAGAATACAGTTAGGGTCTTCCCCGACAATCTCAATTTCCTTTACAAGGTCTTGATAGTCTTCTTTTGCAACCCTCATTTCATATTTCCCGGTTTGCAGCCCCATGCTTGCCTGCCCTTCGTTATCCGTCTTTTCCTTTATGTCATTTATTGTGATGTTTGCTTCCGGAATATAAATACTTCTGTTTCTGTCAATTACAGCAAAATTTACATTCATTTTTGTAAGGAACATTCTTTGAAATATATCTACTGGCTGATTTTCGACCGTAAATACACTTTCTATGGTCTGGAAACCCGATTTTTCAAGCTTGTATTCATAGGTTCCCGGCTCCAAATTAATGACCGCCTGCCCCTTATCATCCGTTTCTGACGTGTAAACGCTTGTTGTCACAGTTACCCCCTGCAAAGGCGCTTCACCCTCATATACGGTAAACGTAACCGGATAAGGCGTCGCAATGAAATCATTTATATTTATGTAAATAGGGTTGTTCAGAACGACAAATTCCCCTGTCTTCTGTGTCCAGTTCGTTTTTGACAATATGTATGTGTATTCCCCGTTCTCCAAAAGAATGTTTGCCGTACCGTTACTGTCCGTAATGATTACCTTGTTTCCTATTGTTATATATGCGCCCGGTACGGCTACATTCTTGGTATTGGTTACGGTAAATGAACACAAATATTTCTGTGACGCTATAACCGATTGAGAACCTTTATATATGTCGCTTTCTCCTGCCGGATAAAAAATATTGGACAAGCTGCTGCCCGAATCATACAGAATATTCCCTTCCAAGTCTCGCATTCTGAATCCCTTGATACGCGGCAACATGTTCAAAGGCACCTCTTCGTCAAAATAGGGAAAGAAATATTCGTCCGGTACATACTTAACGCCTTCCGCAGTCTTCACCACTTCCAGCAAATCATCCCATTCTACCTTTTTGCCTGCTTCCCAGAAACGGAAATCCAGATACTTCGTCATTGCAATCTGGATATTTTTTCTTACATCCGCAATCACTGCATTAGGCGACAATTCCACACGGAAATCCACTCCCTCTTCACCGCCTACATACATCCATTTTGCATTTTCTATCACAATTCCAAGCGTATTCCCTTGCAAGTCAAGTTCGGTCAGTCCGAAATAGGGTGTAGCTTTTGTAAGCAATTCTTCCAATTCATCATCCGTAAAGAAAGACCCGTTTTGGGTTACAAGGTAAATGTGTGTCTTTCCGTCCTCACCCAGCCCAACATTCATTACCTTTAAAATGCGCGGGTCTAAATCCTGGAATATTTGCGTCCAGCCTTCCATAGTGTCAGTGGAAAGCTTGTTATTATAATTTATTATTCTGTTTCTGAATGTCTCGTCGTCCTCATAATCACGTCCACCGATAGCCGCATATTCATTCGTGCACTCTATATGTGTCAATGGTCTTGGCGATACTTCCGTAATACTGTTTGCCTCCACATTGGTAGCAGACCCAGTGATAACGCTTCTTACACTGATATATCCATATCCCGACTTATCAACCGTAAAAGGTTGGTCTACAGTAAATTGCACTCCGTTCTTTGAAATAAACTTTGTTCCTACCTCATAATGCGTACCAGGCTCGGCAAAAACACGTACATAAGTAGAGGAACCAAGTGCTTCTTTTCTCGGACTTACACCAAACAACGCGGCCGATTTGTCCAGATAATCGCCTGTTGCCGACTTTGGGAAAATCTGCGCCTCCACTATGGCAATATCCTTTATCGCTTTTTGCGCCACTTTTGCGGTACCATAAGCGACACCATTAAGTACAGAACCGTCCGCAATATTTGAAACGCGGTCGGTCTTGTTTAAAAACATTTCAATCCACAAATTCTTTAAATTTGCAATCGTATTCGCTGTTTTTGTAATCATTTTTGAATATATTTAAATAGGAACATTAATAACAAAATCTTCTCTCGTTACAGTGGTAGCCTTTACCTTCATAAACACCGCGTCTTCTTTTTTTACCAAATCCAGAAGCTCTGCACTTGCCCAACGGTTATCCCTTTGGAACATGTTCATAAGAGCCTTGAATATCACCGGATATTGAATTGCGTTCGTTGTCTGTCCGATAAAATCAGATGGCAACCCGTAATCCTTGAATTCCGGAATACAGCCTTTCAAGGCTTCCAATATAATTTTCAACGCTTGTTCCATAGACGTACCGAATTTCTTCACCTTCAAATCGTCATTCTTAAACTCGAATTCGGTATCTATGTCTTTGCCTAACACATTCTCCCCTACAAGCGTATCTACCACATTATCCACATAATTCACACCGACATTCCGAAGGTTCACGGCAAATGTATTACTTCCCCGTCCTGCTTCATAATCTTCTTCTATGATGTATTGTGGTGTAGTTATAGAAGTCCAATCGTCCTCTGGGTCTGTCATTGCAATTTCTTCCGCAACATTCTCGAATGTTTCTCCTGTCCTTAACTGCTTGTCAAGTTGTAGGGTGTTCTGTCTTCCTATGGTTGCGCTTCTTAACCACCTGTCAGAATTTTTTATTGTCAATATCTTTGTTTCCACTTCCGAAAAGTTGTCTAATATTTCCCACATAGAAATATCGTCCAACTTGTTTTCGTGAAGCTGGAACATAGTCTCTACGATATTAATTTGCGCTATCATCTTATCCAACTGATAGAATGATTCTGCATTCAGTTCTCCTCCCTGGTAATAATCCACTATGTAAGCATAGTAATTGTTACAAAAATCAACATAATTTTGGAAGAACTGTTTTATGTCATACCCGGTAATATTTTTGAACTTGGCGTATGCCGTTTCCATTACTGCGTCCATCCTTTAACCTCCTTTATTATAACAAAGCTGCAAGTGAAGCCGCCAAATCATTAACACCTTTCTGTATTGCAGCAGCCGTACAAATTTTAGTAAGTGCTGTTTTTGCTTTCTGTTCTCCTGCCACCGCTTCTATAGGGGCTATCGCTGTCATTGTAAGCGAATATTCCCATATCATATTACGCTGTAAACTTTGGTTCAGTACCAATCCAGTAGGAGGGACAGTCACTAAATAACTCTCACCCAAAGCCATATTATAGAAGTAAAGACGAAATGGCAAACCGTCCTTATCCACACCATTACTTTTTGATATGATAGCTTGTAATATTTTCGTACATCCATACCCGTTCTTGACGGACGGGTCGAACGAAGCTGACTTCAAAGAGTTCGTATTTTTCCCCGAAATATCGCTCAAACTCCATTTCCCAGCCGATAGACTATAGGCCGCTCCTGCCAGACTTGACGCACCGCCACCAAGCGACAATAGCAATTTAAATGTTCGTCCAAAATCGCCTCTTATTGTAATGTCCTGTGGTACAAAGGTAGGAGAAGACAATACCGTTACGCCTCCTGCCGTGTTCCTTATATTTTCCCTCTTCGCTTCCGTCTTGCTTATCGCATTCGGGGTAATAGGGAATGTGAAAAAATCTATCGTATTGTTCTTTGAATCTGCCAGTTCAAGTGTACAGAGATACACCTCAAAATCATTCGGAAATTGAGATGCTAATATAGCTCTTCCAGCCGTCTCTATCAAAGACCCTGCTTTTTGTATTGCTGCCTGCGCGACGTTTGCCATAATCTTTTCTTATCGTTTTCAAAAATACGAAATAATTATCAATCCGAAAAAGTTACGGTGCTTTTTATTCCATCAAACTGCAACGGGTTGACTGCCGCTACCGCACCGACCCCGGCACCGAATCCGGCTTTACCTCCATCCATCGCCCCCGAACCTGCAAGCGCTGTTTGCCATGCGTTCTTTAATGTCATTATCTGGTTCTCCACATTATTCAATAACTGTATCAAAGTGTTCGCCAGTGTTAAAGGTTCCTTCGCATTGTTTATATTGACCTTCTGTCCGGTCATAAGCTTTATTAGGTTCTGCGTTAGCTGAATCATTTCCGCATCATTGTCATAACCCAATACCACACCGTTATCATCTATAGTCATATGGCTTTTTCCGTCGTGGAAATTAACGTCCACAGTGTTAGGGTCTGCCTTTATTACGGTTGTCTTGTCCTGGGTCTTCCACGTAAAATTAACCCCCTCCATATTCATAGTAAAACGCCTTATTTCCTTATCCTTTTCTTTCACATCCTCGACCACATTAACGACTTCCGCAATGACTTCGTTATATCCGGTTACTTTCACCCTCTTGGAAGCCACTATCTCGGCTTCCCCCGAACTTTGTAATCTTATCTTATGTTTTTCGTTTCCTCCCAATGTAACGTTGAAATTTACGGGCTTCTCTATAGAGGTAAGGTTCATGTTCCATTCCTGGTTACGTGGGTCTATCGTCATAGACATAGTTACCCCTTCCACCTGCTTTTTCATCCGTATAACATCCTCGCTCCATGCCGGAACCTCATCATTACCTATAAAGGTGCCTATGACTGTAGGCTGATTAAGGAAATCGCTGCTCGCTATCATTACCTGGCACCCCTTCTCACCCGGTTTTTCGGGAAACCATATGTTATTGATAGCCTCGTTAGTAATGCGTGCGTCATTGCGGAATATACCGCCTTCCATCATCACGGCTACTATATTCGTCCTAAATACCGTATCTATATACGCTTCCCTGCCTACATCCGTGGGTATCATTATATACCCCTTCATTATAGGCGGCAAATTGTTACTGCTTATTCTTGGTGCTCCTCCTGCCATTATTCAAGTCCTCCAAAAAATTTCCTGTTCAAAAAATAGTCAAATTGCTGCTTGTCAACAGTCGGGTTGTCGTAGGAGGTTATCTGTCCGCTTTCCGCTTCCTTCGCCTTCTGTCTCAAACCGCTTAAATCCACCAACTTAAAGTAATCGGGTGTAAATCCGGACGCTGATTTTTCAGAAACCGAATTGTCATTTCTTTTTACCGCTTCCATCAGATTTCCTTTAAGTATGGGTACATAAAATCCTCTTTCCACCTGTAAAACAGTACGCCTATCTACCCCGTCACGGTTAAATGATATGGTGTTGGTTACATTCGTCACATAGAAAAACTCGTTCGTACTTTGGTTCAGCACGAATGTTCCCACTTTTATACGCCTGTCCCCGTTTATCTCTATCGTTCCGCACCGGGTAAAAGGTACATACATGTTGCTTTCTACAAGGTATATCAAGTCATTCAGCATTGTTGCTTGGTAAGTAGAAAATATCTTCTGGTTTTCCGCTCCATTCTGTATCATGCGAATACAGTACATATCCACGAAATCCATTTTCCTGTTGCCCCATCGTTCCACATATTCTTCCAGGTACACAATAGGAACGAAAGCCAATCCCGGCTTGTCACGTCCACCTACCTGTGCATTCTGTGCGTGTAACTGGAACCAAGTATAAACGCGTGGGTCGTAGCTCAGATTATACGATATTACATTATCCGGTGTTATCGTAATATAGTTTTCAGACTTGAAGGCATCTTTTATCGCCTTCTCCGTAAACGGTGGCTGTCTTACAATGACATCAATCGTGTTTATATAGGTGTCAAAGAAAAATTCTGTCAAAGGATATTGACAAATACGCTCCATGTACTGCATCAGTGTTCCGTTCGGGTTCCCCAGCCCCGTATCTGTCACAATCCTTTCCATTATATCCCCGGACACCTGTAGCTTGACAATCTGCCATATCCCCCTTACCTTCAAATCCTGCTGCCCCGGAATGCTGTATGCCGTTATCCGCTTGTCGCCCCATGAAGAAAACACTTCATCGCTGCAAACTCCGATAGAAGACATTATGTTTATAATAAACCAAATGCATTCATTTATTGTTTTGTATCCCAAATTCCATACAAACTGATACTCACCACCGAACACATTACGTCCGTTCCATACGCCACCCGTTTTCCTTAACAGCCAGTTCTGTATAGTATCATTGACATTTTCCAGCGGTATGAAGTAGCTTCCGTCCTCCACAAACATTTTTGCAATGTCGCGACCGCTTATGACAGTGCTCTTTGAATTGTCTTCCGAAGAATAGGTCTCCATTACGCTGTCTACAAAACCTATCATATCCCAAACATTATAGTTCGGCCCGTTATTGGCAAGCTTGTTCAACGGTACAAACAAATCGTTGGCATTTTCACTGTCCGAACTTCCTTCCAGTCTCAGCCGCTCAAACCGGATAAACACTATGTCGTTTATCTGTACCACTTTTTCAAGATAGGATTTATAATCATATCCTTTAGGGGTTACAACTGGGAATATATCATAATATCCTGCACCGTACACGTTCGACATATTGGCATCCTTGAAGGGTGTTATGTTAATCGAAAACGTGCCGTTCTTGAATCCTTTGTCGGTAGAACATGTATTGACGAACTGGCTTACATCCACAACCTTGTTTATAGCCTTACAGTATATCCACACCTTAATGTTTATAGGTTGTACTTTTGTCCTTACCGACATTTCCTCGTCCAGTGCAACCACATTGTCAGCTACATATCCTTCCTTATCCTGTAGAAGCTTTGTCAAATTTTCAGACCAATAAGCCGAAAAATCGCGTTGCTTCATGAACATATCGCTCTTTGACGCTTTTTGTATGAGCAAAGGAGAATCCTTTATAGGGAAGGAAAGCGGAGTATTCGGCTTGATATACGGCAAATTCTTGTTTGAATACTCGTTCTTGTACTTCTCTTTCTCCCAATCGTCGTATGTGGCCCAAATGGCGTCCAGGTTTGAAATTTTGGAAATCTCGTTTACCACATCCATAAATTCCGGAACCGATAATTTCTTTGCTTCCGGTGTATCTGGTCCCAATCCCTTTTGCCAATCGTCTATAAACGTTTGGGGTTCTACATTGTACTTATAGCTCTGTATGTTAAATATATTTACTTTCATCGTTCTTGCTGTATCACTTTATTTGCTTCCGACACACCGTTAACTCTTTCTCTTGCCCACTCGTCTAAAGCGCGTTTAAACCATTGAGAAATAGCTCGTCCGGCATCCACTCCTCCGCTTACTGTACTCATATTGACTAAACCGCTTCCTCCTGTGGCAGATTGCTGAATTATCTTCTCTTTCGGAACCTCCAACTCCATATCAGCAACCTTTTTACCTCTGTCGTTTATTTCTCTCACCAAATCTCTAATCTCCCCTAAAATATTGGCTCCTTCCGACATCTGGCGGTTCATATCACTTGCCAAAATAGTTTCCCCTGTGCCTACAGTCCTTCGTGCTGCGTCCCTATCATAAGCTTCTGTAGGAGTTTCCCTAATCCTTTGGCTTGCTTGTTTATACAAGTCAAACAGATTGCTCACAAGCTTAGATGGGTCACTATCCTTTTGTATCGTGGAATTGATGTCATTCCAAGACAAATTAGGGAATATTTCGGACATTGCCAAACGTAACTGTTCAGAACCTCCCCCGGTACGTTCTACAACCCTATTCAAGAAGTTTTCCATAACTTTGGGGTCTGCCGCTCCTGCACGTATCTTTTCCAGTTCTTCCTGGATTTCCGAATAGGATGTTTTGTCCGGCATAACTTCCTGGATAGACCGTACAAGCATTGCATTCGTCACCTCATCTTTTGATATTCCTTGTCCGGTGAATGCTTGCTGTACCCTTTCAAGTTGTCTTCCCTGCAATCCGGTTGCCTGGCGTATTCCGCTAAACATCGCTGCAAGCTCCTTTGCGTCAAACTCACCTCGCTTTGAAAGAATTTGGTCGGACTGTGTAACGAAAGTATCTAAACTTTCTTCCATTGTAGAGGCTATCTGTTCAAACGGAATGCCTAAATTTTTCATTGCCTGCTCGAACTCTCTGATAATTGCAGAAGCCCCGGTACCCGAATCCTGGTCTCCGAACCTCATTGCACCCTGCAAACGGTTGACCGCATTAGGCGACAATCCGAACAATCTTTCAGCAGCCATAACAGATTGCGTTTCCCTTACTGCATACGGGTCGTATTCATTGCCACCGACAAAACGTCCTCCTCCTGCACGTATCAATTCGGCACGTCTTCCAAGGTATGAAGCATAATCCATACCAAGCGATTCAGCCGCATAACTTCCTTCCCTTCCAGCTTGTCTGAAAGCTTCCCCGGCTGATACACCCATAACCTGTGCATACGGGATAACGCGTCTTTCACCTTCCGCATATTTCCCGAAAGTTGCCATCATCTTTTCTGCTGCAAGCTGTGCTGGCAATTCTATGCTTTTCGCTATCGTATCACCAATTAGAGGAATCCATCTAAAAGCATCTGCCTGGTTAGCGGCTTGTAACCGTGTATAATTTGCGTCCGTTTCCACTGTTCCCTGGTATTGAGAACGTGCTTCAAATTCCTGCTGCCGGAAATATCTTTCTGACAATACGTTTTTAGCGGTATTGAATGCCGCTAAACCTCCAAGACCGCCCAATATTCCTTTTAATCCTCCTCCGAATATATTTAGTCCTCCTATTCCACCCGTGCTTCCGGTAGGTGGTACAATACCTCCAGGTGTCCCTGTTCCACCTCCGAAACCCGAACCGGAAGTGGCTTTCTGCATTTCTTCCAATATGTTTTCTGCACTGTCTTCTATAACAGATACAGAATTTGCAATAGTTTCCAGGTAACGGGTAATACTGGTTTTTTGATTTTCCTCACCCGACCCTTTTTCAAGTCCTCTCAAAGCGGAAATGACGTCACGTCCTATGTTATCCGTTACCGCTCCCAGTCTTGTAATGGCACGTATTATCCCCTCGTCAGAAAACTTGATTTCCGTCTGTCCGTTATCCGTTATTTCCGGTCTTCTCTGTATTCTGTCGTCTTCCCTTAATAGAGGTCTGTTTGACTGTTCGGAAACGGCATTTAAATTACCCTTTTCCTTTATAGCGGTTGTGTTTTCCGTTATTGTCTGGGTATTCTTTTCAATATTCACAACATTCTCGGTTATATTCTCCGTATGCCGTGAATTGTCCGTTCTGTTTTCGCTGTTATCCTGGAAATTCTTGGAGTTATCAACGTTCGTAACGGATTCGTCTATATTTTCGACGTGTCTGTTTATTTCCCTTAATATTTCCTTCTGTGTTTCCTTTGTTGTCGGTTCTTCCTCCGTACCTCTTTCTATAGGGGTAACTCTTTCCCTTTGCGGTTTCCGTGTCAAGTCCCATGTCATAGAACCTGTTTCCTCGTCTATGATGGGTTCAACGTCCGGTATAGGTTCCTGGACCTTCCTTCTCCTTCTTCTTGGCACTGGTCTTTCTTCCAGTTCTTCTGTAAGCAAAGGTTCTTCTACATCCGTTTCCGGTATTGGTTCTTTCCGTCTTAGTTCCGGCTGTACGGGTTCCTCTTTTCTTCTCGGTGATACGTCCCATGTAATAGACCCGGTTTCGGGGTCTATAATAGGCTGTTCCGGTCTTGGAAGTTCTTCTGTAGGCGGTTGTCTCCTTATCGGTCTTTCCGGCATAGGAGACGGTTTTTGTATTGTGGTTGCATCAATGGCGGCAGACTGTCTTTTAAGGTCAAGTAACAGCCTTTCCAGCTCGTTACGGTCTTCCATCAATGCAAGTTGTTCCCGTAGCTGTGAAATGCTTTTATCGGCTTCCTGTGCGCTCTGCATGGAAGTCTGGTTTATCTCGCGGTACAAAGAAACCGCTTCTTCTCTCAACTGTCTTAGCGGTGTGGTATCGGCCGCAATCCTAATCCTCTTGTCTTCTGCCATCACTCCTTATTCTTTTGGCTTTCCTCGTATTCAGCCATCCGCGCCATTTCTTCACGGAAAGCCTCAATCTGACTTTGCGTTATTTCCTTGGTATCGGTTTCCTGGTCTACCATTTCGTCATAGGAATCTTTCAGCCATTCACCGATATTCGGAACATATTCAACTTTCTTTTCCTCGTCCTCCAAAGCCTGCTTGAACATCCGGTCTTCCTCGAACTCAAAAAGTTGCTGGAAGAAAGAACATTTCTTGTGTTCCTCGGACATAAAAGCAATATTATGTTTTTTCCTGTACCACCTGTCAAGCGGAAACTTGTTGTTCCATCTGACTACAAATGTCCTAAAATCTTCCTTTTTATCTCGCTCCATCATACAAAATCAATCAAAAGTGGGGGTATAACCCATAACAGACTATACCCCCACACTCCTCTGAATAACTAAACATTCAAACTATAGTGATTCTCGCTCGAATACTCTTATCGGTTGGGGTTCATCATTTTTTCAACTTCTTTAATAAAGGGCAAAACCTCCTTGTTGTAAATATCCCTTACCTCTACATAGTCCTTAATACCAAGCTGTTTGAAAGAAGTCACTTTCATATCTGCCAGCAAATCGGGCAACATTACTGTAAGCGTCGCTTCAATATCTATCATATCCAAAGCGTCAGCCGCAGCCTGCGTTCTGTTTCCCAACAAGGTATTGTAATATCCGCGACCTAAAAACTGCTTCTGAGTTTCTATCTCATAATATTGTCCTACTGTAGGGAAGGACATTTTATATTCATGTCCCTTAATCTTAATTATCTTATCCTCCATAATCACAAAATGTTATATACGTTACAAATATACGCTATTAATCGATTAAATCAAAACTTAATCCTAAAATATTGAGACAATGTAATTAACGCTTGTCTTTCTGCATGTTCTTCTTCTGTCAAATCCACCTTATCAAGTTCAATCAATCGGTTTGTTATCTCGTGGAACAGCTTGTTGTCGGTGTACTTCAATGCTATTTTTTTAATAGTTGTAAAATAGTTAAATTCCTCGAACTCCTTACATTCCTTTTTGTCTTTAGGGTCTGTCACTTCAATTTCCTCAATAGATAGAAAACATCTATATCCTAAAGCCGTCTTTACCAAATCCTTTTTCATAACATTACCCTCCTTCTTTATTTAAAAACATGGTCTATAAAAATCGTATTTCTTACCCATTCACCTTTATGTTTCACGAACATATATCCTCTAATTATTGCTGTTTCATTCATTTGGCTTGCAAAATCATATGCTGCTTGCTGGTCTTTACCAAATTCCTTGTTGATTGAACCGGAATTATTGTTGACATTGTATCTCAAACATGCCGGGGCTTTCTTTCTATCAGTAATCATAACCTTATCCTCCCTTCATTACCAAATTAAATTTCTTGCAATAGTGCAATTGGCATACTTCTTAACCAATTCCTTTTCCATCTTTTTGAACTTTGCATTATGTGTTGCATTACCTTCATTTGCAATGCAAATCTGATGCGCTACTTCATGGCACAAAGCATAGGCAGAACCGACATTGATTCTATTCAAGTCAATAGAGATTGATTTCGGTTTGTTAGCCACATAAGAACAACAAGCACCGCCCCTTCCAACTTTACAGAACTTCAATGCAATTGCCTTGATACCTTCACTAACACAAATGAACTTGTACAACTCTTTGAGAACCTTGATATCGTTTTCCATTTTCTTATCTTTTATTTGTTTGACTTCGTTTATCTCTTTCTCACATTGCAAAGATAAGATTATGTTATGACATACGCAACTGCTTATGTGTAAAATATGTTAAAACAATGTTTTTATAAGTCTATTGCATACCGCTTTTATAACTGGAACCACAACTGTATTCCCCAATAAATCAAATCCTTCTTTCTCTGATACATCAAACTGATAATCTTCTGGATATCCAAAGAGTCTTAACCCTTCTCTAAGAGATAACTTTCTTAAACCCTTTCCATCTATTACTACCAGTTTCTGCATATCCATAGCGACCAGAGTAGGAGCTATGGAAGATGGGTTTAATATCTTGTTTATCTCAAAGCTAAGATTTCCTGTCACTATATTATAACCTTTCTCTTTTGTCGTATCGTATTCTCTTTTAATGATATTATTAATCGTAACTTTCTTTTTAGGATGTTCATATACCAAATACCCCTTCTTTACTAATCCGTCCAACATTTTATCCAAATTAGTATTATTGTAAAAAGTGGTTATCATTTCTTTGGTAAGTGGCATTCCATCCATCCAATCTATACCCCATAAGTAAGACCATTTTTTCATTCTTCTTTTTACAAGAATCAAATTAAGTAATTCTTTTTCTTCTTTCGTTGTTTCTCCTTTCAAATCAATATCCCAACTATGTATATTGTTTTCCCCACCTCTTTTATCTTTAATTGATTTACCATAAAGTTCTGAAACATCATATTTTAATAACAATAAATCAATAAATTTACTTTTAATTGTTGGTTTTCCTTTATCCAACACATCACATAAATTGCACTCTAAAACTGGAAAGTTATTTAAATCTATTTCTTCTTTAAAACTCCCAACTATATAAATCCTTTTTCTTTCTTGTGGTACACCAAAATATTTTGAGTTTAATACACGAAAATTCACTCTATACCCTATAGCTTTTAAATGTTCCATGATAATTTTAAAAGTCCTGCCGTTATCATGGTTCAATAATCCATCCACATTCTCTAAAATGAATCCTTTGGGTTTCTTTACTATCAGAATACGCTCTATATCAAAGAAAAGATTACCTCTAATGTCAGCAAACCCCAATCTATTCCCAGCAACACTAAAGGCTTGACAAGGAAAACCAGCACATAATACATCAAAATCGGGAATAGTGGCTGCATCCACTTTAGTAATATCCCCCACTATTTCTTCATTAGGATAATTCTGTTTCAACACCTTTAAAGCATGTGTTTTTATTTCAGAAGTAAATACACAAATAGGGGTATAACCAGCTTCAATAGCGGCCAGTTCTAATCCTTTACGGATTCCTCCAATCCCTGCGAATAAATCTATAAAACGTAAAACCATATTCTATATCAAATCTACACTTACTTGTACTTCTTTGTCATCTTCACGTAAACTATTGATTGCCAGGAAGTTAGCCATTACCACATCATCGTGTCCACTTGCTGCCTCCAGTTTCCCATTATCACTTCTGAACGTAATAGAGGAAAATTCACCGAACATCAAGTCAACCGCCTGCCTCGTTTCTCCCATCGCATAAGGGCATTTTATCTGACCTCTTTCAAACATTGCGGATAAAGAAGGTAATCCGGTATATAAGTCTTTCTTGTTTCCTTCCGTTGTGGTGAATGGTTCTATGTTCTTAAGTCCTCTTTCCTTTGCCAGCCCGGATAGTATAGACTGGAAACCGTTAGCCTCACACCGTATCTTATTAGGGTGGAAAAGCCTGTCAAGCTGTACAATCTTATCTACCTGTTCGTTGTGTGACATACCGCGCTTCCGGTAATAATACAACAAGTAGTAGTTGTCCATCGCATCTTTACCCCATACCGAATACACCGTATAATCCGCTCCGATATTACCGGAAACCGCAAAATCCACACCTATATGTACTCTTGTAAGCTTGAAGGGGAAATCATCTATACTTGACGCAAAACGTATCGTTTCCATCCCTATAATACTCCGCATCAGATATTCATACGGAAATATCGTTGACGTGTCACTGATAGGAACCACCAAGTATTCACGATTAAATACAATCGTTCCAAGCTCCTCTTTTTTATCCAATATCTGTTCAAACGTGTATCTGTCCGGTGCAAGCGGTCTACCATCTGGAAACAATATCGGATATTCAAAGCAATAGAAACGCTTGTCTGCCTTCAATACTTGGTACAATTCGTTCGGTGCGGAAGAATAGGGTGTGCCAGTCACAAGGAAATAACCGTACGGTTCCACAATCGGCTCTATTGTACCCTTCAAAAGTTCTTTCAGTTTCTCTCTTTGTTCGTCCGAATATAAAGAGCTTTCGTCCGGCATATCGTCACACAAGCAAGCTCCTACGTGCAAACCACGAATCATTGAATCCTTACCGCGTACATGAAGCGTACTCCCCGTTTCCGTCTTTATGGCTGTTTCTCCGATTGAAGCCTTGTTGTAGGGATTAAGTTTTTCCTTTATCAAGTCGTTTGCTTCTATCTCTTCCGTTACTTTCGCTATCTGCACTTTTGCCAGGGTGAAAGTATTAGTGATATAGCACGTCTCTTTCCGGTTGGCATTATCTGTCGTATCCTGTCTGTAGGCGGTCGGTCTTGTGTACGACCATAAACGCCACAGAATGAAGGCATAAGACCATTGAAAACTGTTATGCACAACCGTTCCGTCCTCCAATAAAAACTTATGGTCTCCATCACATGCAAAACCGTAATATTCACCTTCTCCAATAAGTTCAATTTTCAATGAAGAATAATCAAATTCTGGCTCTTTTCCTCCTATGTCCTTGACTTTATATCCAAGAAACAACTTTCTTATGTCTTTTTGTTGTCTATATACAGCATCTACCTCTACGTCGATAAAGTAACCGTTGTAATAGCAACAAAGCAAATGTCCTTCATTCACTTCATAAGTCATTCCTTTGGACTGCTGCACTCTATACATAGGTGCAACACCTTTATGTAATTGCAACACTGTGCGCGGTGTCGAATCGACACCCATCACTTTATCACCAACTTCTATATCTTGAATCTTCTTCAAAGACCCATCATGCATTACAACCAATGTATCAGCACTCATGCACTTGCCACTCGCGCGCGCGCATAGATAACAGCTCCACGGGTATAATTGCGTGAGATTGCCCCACTCTATATTACGCCACCCTAACCGGAATTTAGGCAGCATGGTTGCTATAAAATAATTGAGGGACAATATTTTAAGCGTATTGTCCATAGAGGCTTTCACGTTGTCCACATAGGATAAACTTTCCGAATCCATAGTACGTCCCAGATACAGCGCCTTTTCCGACTGATAAACCATTTCCCTTAGCATGGTATCAACGTCGTTTCCATATCCTTCAAGCAACTGGTTAAGCGCCTTTTCCGGCAGTCTCTCTATGATATTGTCTACTGCATTGTATAGATATGTAAGCTGGTTATTTGTAAGTATTCCTTTTCCGTCACCTGTCAACATAGCTGAAAGTCCTCTCTATATCTCCTCTCTTTCTTCTGCACCATTTCCATACCTTCACCTCTTAACTTCTTCACATAGGAGATAAACAGCATTGCATTCGCGTCCACATCATGTTGTGCCCTGTGAGCCTCCACAAGGTCTATGCCTGCATTCTGGCAGCATGTACCCAGCTTGTAGTCCATCTGTTCTAAAGCTGCCATGTGTGCAAACTGCATCGTGTCTATGTAGTATTTTACGTAATTGTCTATATTATCGTTCATGTAGGCGAAGAAGTTTTTCAGAAACGGGTTATCGAATCCTACGATATTGTGCCCTACAAGCGTACACATCTGACGCGGGTTCTTGTATTTGGCGAACCATTTCTTGCAAGTGCTGTATATCTCTTTCAATGGCACCGCATTCTCTTCTTGGACTTCTTTTGTTATGCCGTGTACTGCCGTTGCTTCCTCCGAATATCCTGCAAGTCCTTCCTTGTAGTTATACGGGAATATCATTTCTGCACGGTCTATTATTTCCAACTTTTTCATGTCTATGCACGACATAGCCATTTCTACCAAAGGGATATCCAAAAAAGCCTGCTTCTCCTTGCTTGGCAATCCCCCGGTTTCAAAGTCATAGACAATCACGAAATTACTACTTGTTTTCACATTACCAAAATTTATTTTAAACTACCCCATTGTTCCGCTATCGCTTCCGCAATGCCCGGAAATGTCTTGCTTCTTATCTTCTGTCTTTCCTCTTTAGGCAGTCCGTAGGCATCACAATACCATTTCTGCATTCTAAAACCATTCTTTCCTTCCACCACTTCACCTTTCCCGACAATCTTTGTAGGAGTGAGTTTAGGCAGATTTTTAAGCCATAAACAAGTCTTCTTGCTTGCTTCATCCCCGAACATCCAAGGTTCTATGATTTGGTCTGCCTTTCTGAACCTTGTACTCATAATCCCTACTGGGTTCTCTATGGCAATTCTTTTTATGCCCGAATTATATAGCTCCATAAAGAAATTAACGGCTTCTTCTCGGTCTTTCGCCCTGTTTGGATATTTCGGATGTGGTCTTCTCTGTTCTATCGGCAGCCCCTTATCTTCCGGGTGATAATACCATGCAGCACCGGACACACATAGATAAGTACAAGGTGGGTGTGCAACCATCAAATCCCATTCTTCGCCTTCCGGCAAATAATACTCTTCACCGTTTTGCAGCTTTCCTCCGAAATTGGGAATAACCTGCAAAACATCCTGCTTGAAATGCCATTCGGGGTGCCCACCGCTACAGTCTACAATGTCACAACTAAAGGCGTTATGTCCTCGTTTTCTAAAAGCCTCACAAACTCTCTGACTTTCTTCACATGCTACCAATACATTCATTTTCTTCTTCCTCCACTACCGGGTTATTGTCATTTTCCAATACGTTGTACATCTTAATTGTACAATGCTTTTTAGGTGTTACCACAATCTCGTTTCCTCCCAGATATTCGGGTAGATGTCCTCTCATTATATATGCCTGCACATCATTACGGGTAAACCGTTTCCCGTTCTGCTTCCGGAAATTGTCGTTCATCCAGATAAGCAATCCTTTCGCGTTTACGTCTTCTATTAAAAATTTTCCCATACTTTTATTTTATTGTTAACAATCTTTCAAAATCCCTGTCCCGGTCTTCCTCACTCTTATACACTACCCATAAGTTCTTTATAGGGTTATCCTTGAATGACGCGCTTTCATCTGCCAGCTTGTTTATCACTATAGCCGGGTTCCCGTCCGAATACCAGTCTTTTTCATACGATATAATGAAATACTTCATAAGGGCGTGTTCCCCGTCACTGAACACAAACATTCTGCCTTTTGAATGTTCCTCGTATTTTTCCCATACCTCAACCTCTTTCTGAAATATTTCCACTTTATCGCTATTAGGGTTCTCCAGGTAATCCACTATCATTCTGGAAGCCCTTTTCAGCCCTATAGCGGCAAACACTTCCGCACATCCTATTAATATATCAACGTCTTTTCCCATGTTCTTTCTCCAAAAGTTTTTCTATCCTTTCTTCCGGTATCTGATTCTTAAGACTTTTCCTGTCTCCAAAATCGTATATCTGATGGCATTCCATACATGCCAGAACTATGTTTTCCGGGTCACAGCGCAAACCTGGGTGTGCTCCCCGGCTCAATATATGGGAGAAGAAAATAGGTTTCATTTCAAGACCCAACCATTTTCCGCAATGGAAACAATAATGGGGATTCTTCTCCCATACCTTGACAAACACTTCATTAAGCCTGTTTTCCTCTTCCTTCAATGAAGCTCGGTTCAGTTTCAATTTCTTTCTATTGTCGTAGCATTCCTTACATAACCATCTGTTGCGGTCATATATGAAATGATTCTCCTTGCAAGAAACACACGGTCTAACTTCTTCCTTCACTGTCTTTTTCATGGTTGCAAATATAATAATATTATCTCACAACATAAAATTTTATTATGTCATTTTTCACAAGCCTTATAAAATATACAATCCTTGCATCTATTTTTGTCGAATAACCATCCTCCGTACTGGCTGCAAAGTATAAACCCCTTCTCCTTGTTCCAATACTTTTTCCTCAACATCTCCCTGTATCTTTCAGATAAACCCTCTTCCTCTTCCTTAAACGGGCTTATCCATCCTCTTTCTCGCTGATACTTGTTAGCTCTGAATACCTGGTATCTTCCCCTCTTGTTCCACTTCTCTATTGCCTTCGGGCCTATCAAATTATAGGGGTCGAATATTATTTCCTTGTATCGGCTGCTCTCTATCATAGACCCTTGAAACACCATATATTCCCATAACGCCCTATTAGAGGAAATCCCGGTCTTTTCCCAGAACTTTTCCATGAGTTCTATTTTTGACCGGGTTCTCTTAAAATTAGGGGTATAGTTGAAAAGATATTCTATTATCCTTTCAATGGCTGTTTCAATTCTCTTGTTCTCCCCACAATCTTTTTGCTGTATCATAATTCTTTTGCATTTCATTAACCGCCTTCTTCGCATAAGTCAAAGAATAGGAGTGTTCCCGTGGATATTTTCCGGACTTCAAACCCTCGTGGTATTCTTTGGCTTTCTCTAACTTGTGCTCGTAATAGTCTATACTTTCCGGCATGGACAGATTGATTACCTCCGCTTTCTTTTCCCAATACTCGGCAACCCTTTCATGTTCCTTTACCTTATCCATACACTCAACCATTTTCCCAGTGTTTTTCCAAGCATCGTCAATCATTTTTCTATGTCTTCTTTCGCTGTGATGCCCGACCTTGATAGGTTCTCCTAATGAGAGGAAATCACTATCTTTATTGGATTTCTCGTAATTACTCATTACTCTTTTGCTCTGCCGAAGCCGCCCACATTCTGCGTCTTTCTGCTCTTTGCTTCGCCCATTCCTGGACATTGAACCCGTCTGCACGTACTATCGAATAGTAATAGAATCCGTCCTTTTCGTATATCAGATTGAAAACAATACATTCATTTTCCTTTCCATACTTGGTCGTTACTTCGATAACTTCTCCCTTTTCATACTTTTCTTCGCACTTTGCTAAAAATACATTCGGACAAAACTTGCTGTAAACGTTCATAACTTCAAAATTTTATTTGTTTGACAATCAAAAATTATTAGCCTTAAATTCACCTCTTAACTCTCCGTTTTTGTACATTCTTACAGAAGCAACAACTACTGTACTGGACAAATAACGTCCGACATCATTTCTCAGTTTTTGTTCCAAAGCTATAGCCTTTGCCATTGATTTAGTTCTTTTCTTCAATACCTTATTAAATCCGAAAACTATATCTTTCGTTTCAATCTCAAAGCTATATACATTTGAAAACAACACCTTTTTCAAATCTTCCGTCATTCTTTCTACATTTGATTTCATAACCTTATCTTTTTTATTTGTTTGACTTTTCATTTTTTGGTTCCCTCATCAGAACCACATTGCAAAGATAATATTATATTATGAGATACGCAAGTGCTTATGTGTAAAATATGGGTTGTTTAACATCATTTCACAATACCAATAATTCATTATAATAAAAATATTTTACAAATTACATAACATTTTATTGTTCTGCAATTAATCCTTTTTGTAATTATTTATAACCAAAATAAAAGGGAGTTACTAAATTGTAACTCCCTAATTATCAATTGTTTATAACCAAAATCAAAGTTCCAAAGTTGATATGGGGTTCAAATAAATCCCGGACACGTTGTAAGAGGCTAATCCGGATTCCTGCAATGAAAAATTTTGATTATTTACAAAACACGGATTCAACATGCACATAGTCTGTCCGGTAGGGTCTACTGCTGTCACCATCTTTGTAGTCGAATCCTGGCTCTGAATTGTCTTGCTGTAAATAGCAATGGCAAAACCAAGCTCGCCCAAAATCAAAGTGTCTACAATAGACTTGACGGAACCAAGACGGTGCATCATGCCTTCCATTACTGGCTGCTTGAAGTCAATAAAGAATTGGTCTACCGTCCATGTGCATTGATACTGTACAGCCGGAACCTCCTGGTTAAGGAGCGAACCAAGCCCTTGTACGTTCGCACGGGTGATGTTTTCTGCGAATTGCAGATTACGAACAAACCCGGCTACTTGATTATCTATTTTAATATACGCTTTAGGCGCTGTAAAAACTGCCATAATCTTTTATCTTTTAGGGTTTGTTTTATCCACGAATTAAATATCCAGTAAAGAACAACTTAGTGATTTCGTTATTTACCACAATTTTGTAGGTGGTAAAATAAGCGTCTTCCTTTCTTGTTGTCACCACATCTTTGAACGACAAAATCAGATTGTCCTGTGCGTCCGTTGCGGTTCTTGACTGCAAGTATGCTACCGTCCAGTCCTTTACTGCTCCTGCTGTCAATGTATTGGCGTTAACACCGTTTTCCTGTCCCAGCAAGTCAAGCGTTGCATTTACAATCAATTCCTTGTTAATTTGTGCGACAATACGCATAAACTGAATGGAATAGGACTGCCCTTTTGCATTGAACAAGTTAGCGTTGTCCTGCAATGTATTCACACCCTGCAAGATATTGAACTTTCCTGTGTAATCGTTCAATACAGTTGTCAGAATACCATATTTCAACGCCTTCTTCTGCTCCGATTCAGTCAACGAGTGTTGCAATCTGTCAACACCTATAGACTTGAATGTAGGCGGTACATAAGGCGGCTTGCCGCTAATACGTCCTACAATGGCGCACAAGTTATACATAACTCCCCACCACCGTATCTTCTGGGCGTCAAATGCGGACACTACGCCAGCTCCACCGTGTACAAGCTGCACGAACGAACTGTCAAACTTTTTCGCCAAATCGATTTCCTTTGAGAAATCCGCTCCCTTGTCATATCCTGCTACATAGAGAAAATGCTGGAATTTGGCTACTCCGTTCATGTGGGTTAAGTATGCACGGGTTGTTGCAGAATAGGCGCTGTCTCCTACCTGGTCGAGAATAATGTTACTGTAGTCCAAACCTACAATCTGGTCCAGTACAGCGTTAAAGTCGTCCATGTCGAAACTTTCCGTACCTCCTGCTGCCAGAATATAAGGCTTACCGCCCAGTGCCGTTGTAATGTCCCCTTCGGTAATCTCACCATTTCCTTTTACATTGGTAGTTGAATCAAGCACAAATGCCAAAGCAAAATTAGAATCATTCTGTGCCCAATCCACAAGCTCTTGCATGGTACTGAATTCCGGTGATTCAAGAACAAGTTCGGGGTCGCTGTTTTCCTGCGTGATGTCTCCGTAGGGTAAACCGTCGCTGTATGTTCCAGTATATGTACCTCTCCAGAACTGCAAAATCCACTTGGTAGCGTCTTCGCGTCCTGCGATAAAGTTCATACCGTAACCTTTTGTCAATAACTCGTCGTTCAATAACGAACCGTTGGCTACCAAACCTTCGTCCAATGTTTTTACCGCAAACGTGCCTCCTGCTGCCGTCGCAAACGTCATTGTTGCGCCTGTAGTTGTCGCTGCACGAACAAATTCAAGCTCGGAAATTCCTACTGCGTCGGGGTTTGAGGGGTCTGGTGCAAACAGAGCTTCGGCAACCCTCCACCAAAGACCTCCCTTCATGAAAGCACGAAAATCCGCGATATTGTCGAAAGTATAGATAGCGTTTTGTCCCTGCGCATTTTCGCCATTAATACCTGCACCGCCGCCAAATCCGGCTGAGTACGTTCCGGTATCAATAATAAGGACTTTTCCGTAGTCGAGATTTCTTGCCGGATTCATTTCCCCACTTACAATAGTGGAGTAAACACCTGGTAAGGAAATCTGGCGACCATTGAAAATAAACGTTGATGCCATATTATTTTTCTTTTTTATTTGTCTACGGAATTCTGCGCAATTTCCCTATCAAATCACACATTCATATAAGCCGCTATAAAGATAGCGTTTTTCTTTCTATAATGCAAAGGGTTACAACCCTTTATTTATATCTGCTTCCACACCGGGTAACTCATAATCACGTCCGTAATTGTCCGCACCCCATTTGTCGGCTGCTATCCCTCCATCCTCAAATGCAATCTTATTCAGCAACTCTTCATTTACCAATGTACCTACAATCTGGTCTAAAGTCAAGTCAAGCCTTACTGACTTTATGAATATAGGAATAGGCAGTACGTTCTGATTTGTCATTAATTCCGTTATCCTCACCTCTACCAAATCATATTGGGTAGAAAGCCAGTTGTAGGAACCCATTATCAACGCATACAAAACTTCCGACATAATTATACTTTCCAGCATGTTGTCCGACAGACACATTATCTCAAAGTTATGGAAACGGCTGTCTCTTATCTGCCATGCACCGCCATCGTATATCTGTCCATTCATTTTTCCTATGGAATTGGTTGCTCCTGGGTCTGCACCCGGTTCCCTTATTACATAGGCTGGCAATCCGGTATTGTCTTTCGGAAACTCAAACAACACCCTTAAATTACGGGGGTTTGTCATTCCCCTTAAAAACAATTTCTTCGCCTGGTCGTAAAAATCAAAATTCCCTTCCTTCATTCCGTTAAGAAGTCTGTATAGGAAGGTATTCTGTTCGTCTCCCTGGTGCAGTCTGTAATCTTCCGGTATATAGTTCAATATTGATACTATAAACTGCTTTACTTTTACTATCTCTATCATAATCCTTTAATTCTTTTTAATGCCTCGTCTATCGCCATTTCGGCAACATATTCTATCTGAGCCTCTTCCAAAGCCCTATCCATTAATTTTTTGGCTGTTATACCACCATTAAACCAACTTGTAGGGTCTGACTTGTCGCTAACCCTTCTGAATGTCATATACTGACCTCTCTTTTCCTGGTCCGAACTTCGAGCCTCAACCCTTACAAGACCTTCATATTTTGCCGACTTGTGCATGTATTCCGGTACGTTCAGTCCGGGTATGTTTATTTCCTTCCGGCTTCCCTTTACTTGCTGGCTTATCGGCAAGTCTGCAAGCTTCAACGGCTGTCCTCCTGCATTACGTGCCATATCGTACACATCTTTAGGCATAACGGAGCTAAATATTCCGGATTCCGCTATTGCTCCGGGTGTGGCGTGTCTGAACGGTATTGTCAGATACCATCCTAAACCGTCCTTCTTTATCTTTGCCTTGTCCGAACGCTGGAACCCTATCTTTTCATCAAAGGGTGTTGCTCCTTCTTCCAGCATCATAGGAAGCGGACCTGCTGCCCTTGCAGACAGCACGAATTCTACAGAGGTGGCAGAAGTCCGGTCTACCTGCATGGCAGACCGATAAATTCCCCTTGTCTGATGTAATTCAGAATCCACAAGCGCATTCCATCTTCGCATATATTCCTTTACCACATCATCAACAAGACGTGTTCCAAGGAATTCCGCTTCTTGTGGTGTCAGCGCAAATTCCGCAACCGTTTCCGATATGTCAACATATAGAGGCAGCATTTTTACTCTTCTGTTATATACCTAATATCACACCCGAACTTTGCAAACAATATCTCTATAAAATCGCTGTCCGTTCCAGACAGACTTTTCCGGCTCAGTGTTACTACCGTTCCTATCTTATAGGATATCACATCGTCCAACAACTTGTTGAACCCCTTTCTTTGCGCCAATGTAACGTTAAACGTCACGTCCTTATATACATCTTTGGCGTGCAGTCCGTTTTCCCTGCAATACCTTTCCAATGCTTCTATATGCTTGTTAAGGTTATGTTTATTCATAACCCTTGCATATATTACATTCTTTCTTTGTCCTTTAGATGCAATCGCATATACCGATTCATCGTCATAATCTATCCATTGTGTAGCGGAATTATGGGTCTTTATCCTTCCTTCCTTTACATAATTGGATAATGTTGCCCGGCTTATACCCAGGACTTCCAAAACTTTCTTTGCTCTCACAATACAAAATATTTAAATTTGTACAAATCTAAACACTTTTCATCAAAAAAGCAAATTTTTACACATCTTCATTATATATCACACCGCTACCGTCAAAATTAGGTTTCTCCATCGCTATAAGATGACTTCTTCTTACAATGGCTTGAACCGGAAGCTCTATCTTATTAAGTTGTCCGCTTTTCTTGTCGGTAACCCATGAAGCGCGTATCTCATGCGGCAAGTCTATAACATGGTATTCCGGGTTATGCTTGTAATATACCGACACAAAACCGTTTTCGGGCAAAGCGTCTATCTCCATGTCCAATATGATACAATAGGGGTTGACGTCGCTTACATGTCCCTTGTCCGTCTTTATAAGAGGTTTGTTTGAAGCCTCAAACAGATACATAGCCAATACCTGTACTGGTTTGTATGTGGTAAACACAAACGGCTGTCCCATATCATCGTATCTTATAGGGAGATTTTCAGAAAAATACGATATTTCATTTCTGAAAGAAATCCTGTCATAATAGGATAAATTCGCCTTGTCTATATCCCTCACTGTTACCGCCATTGTACCTAAAAGCTCCTGGCTCCATGATTTGTATTTGTCGGTAAAATTAATCCCTGTTATCAGTGCTTTCGTATGTATCGCATTCACATAGAAATATCCGGTACCGAAACAATTCTGACAGTCTGGCAGTGCAGATTCTTTTCCATGACACGGGCAACGTAAAGCGCGCATTATCTCCACATCGTAACCTTTGGCTTGTATCGCCTGGTCGAACTCCGATTTGAAAAATTCCGGTCGGAAATTACTCAATCCAGAAGATGGAGACTGTAATATATTTCTTGTTTCTCCCATAACTTAAAATACTGCAAATTTAACCTCGTCATACACCAACTTCAACCTTCCTACCGTTTCCTTTATCTCTTTTTGATATTGAATCAATCGTGCAGAATACCCGGCAGATGTCGCAGAAGCCGTTGTGCTTATGCTTTGACTTAATCCGTCTATACTTAAAGACTGTCCAGAAACGCCTGCAATACCCAGAACCAAATCTCCAGCTATGTTAAGCGGCCCGAATGATGCAAGTTTTCCTAACAGATTAATCAAGTCCATAGGCATTTGGTCTACATCCCACCCGGTTATATACTGTACCCTCCAATAATCCGGTATATACTGGAAACGCTGCATACCAATCTGAGACGTTATGCCTGTCAATATTATTTCCGCATTTCCCTGTGTCGTGGAAGACCCTGTAGGAACAACACTCAGCCTTCTTTTCCCTTGTCCCATACCACTGTCATACTCGCATGACAGCCATCCTTGGGGGTATATAATCTGCTCTATCTTATTGAGCATCCCAATCATGCTTAACGGCTCCCTTACCGGATATGACGGGAACAATATAGGGAATTGCTGCCAATAGTCCTTTTGGTAATAAGTCAAAGACTGGTCGATTAACTGCTTTACAAATTTCAAATTGAACCAATTCTCAACCTCTCTTTGTGCTGATTCTATATAGGAGCGCATGGATTCGTCCGTAAATGATGCTCCCTGCCCTCCGTCAATGGTTATTCCGTATAAGTATGTCTGCCATATCTCGGCTACAGACAGCACAAGTCCGGAATTTTTCTTGTATTTTATCGTAAACGTCAATCGACCACCCATCTTTGTAAAATATTTTTATTTAGACAAAATCATATCTATAATTTCCTCTTTCTTTTTGCCTTTAAGGTCTTCTTCCTTGAAAGAACCTCCGTCTTCTGTCATTGCAAGTTCTTTCAGTTCGTCAACCTTCATTTTCTTAAGAGCCGTCTTTACCTCGTCGTCCTCTTCTTCCTTAATAGAGGCTTCCTGCTTTGCTTCCGGTTCGGGGACTACTGCCTGCGTCTCCTTGTTTCCTGTTTTCAAGTCCTCGACGCATTTCTTCCATACTTCAATTTCCTTTTCTTTCTTGGAAATTTCAACCTTCTGCGCCTCGACGATATTCTTAAGACGTTTTATTTCCTCTTCATATTCCTTGTTCCCTTCTTTCACTTCCGAACGAAGTTTTTCTTCAAGGCGTGTTTTGAATTCCGGTTCCTCACCTTCCTTGTAAATATCGGGAAGTTTACGGCTTACTATTTCTTGATAGAGTTCTTCCGATACTTCCGCTCTACCGTTAACAAACTGTACCGGGCCACCATTAAGTACAATTCTATGGTTGTTATACACCCGACTTTTTAAAATCACTTTTTCCATAATACAAAATTTTTAAACAAAAAGGGAAGGAGTTCAATTACTCCCTCCCTTTCACTTTTCACTTCTTAAACCTATAAATTTATATCAAGCTAATTACAAGCCTTCTTCACCAATGTTAACGATACGTACAATCTTTGCAGGCTGATACAGTACCGGGGTACCGTAGTTCAGAATTGCAAAGCGCTTGCTTGGAGATGTAACAGCGAAGTCCATCTTCATAGTATCAGCAAACTGCAAGTATTCGTTAATCTGACTGTCATTGTAATATACCAAAGCAGACTTGGTACCTGCAATGATACGGTTGCGGTCACGTACACAATTTGCGGCTGCACCGTCATAACCTGTTGCCATCTGTGAAGCCGGAACCTCAAAGATAGGGAAGTATTCGGTATTTGCATTCAAAACCGCGTTCTTCTTGGTACGATATACCACAAAGCAAGTAGCAGGGAATGCACCACCTACGCCAGCGGTAAAACCAAATTCTACTGATTCAGAAGCGGCTACAGCCTGGGCGCCAGCAGATGTGATATTCAGAGGTGCGGATTCACCATAACGATTCTTTGCTGTTACCAAATAGCCATAAGAACCTGCATGGTTGCCGAAATTAGTCTTAGTATCGGCTGCGTTAACCTTAATGGCAGTACCAACAACCGGAGTAACCGGGGCCTTTGCACTTGAAGCTCCCTTTCCTGCTGTGATAGGTTTACGTTCGTCGAAGAAACGGTCATTTTTGATGTTAATCTTACCGAACTGAGTTGTAACGTCGTTTACAGACTGTCCCATTGTTGCGCCTGTTACAGAAGCTGCAAGACCTACGATAACTCGCTTGCTTTCGTGGAACATCTTAACGTAGTTGTTAAACACAATCGGGTTAGAAATGATGCGGTCGATATAACCGTTATAAACGTTCACTACAACGTTTGCAGCGTCTTGAATCAAGTTGTCATTCAACACAGAACCTTGTGCGTCGATAACTGCCGGGCTGTTGAAGTAACCGTCTAACAGTTGTTCAGAAGTCTTACCTTCTGCCGTACCGCCATCCATTTCGTTGATACCCAACATGTGTTGACGGAAAACACCGTCGAACTGTTCTTCTACACAAGAAGAATCAGCGTCAACCAAACGTGTGTCAATAATGGTACTCAAAAGGATAGTCTTGTTTTCTACTTCCTTCTGGTACATATCCATGTTACCAGCCAATTTAGCCAACATTCCCGGATGTGTAACCTGTCCGGAAACACCCATGAACTTGGTTACTATTGACTTACGTCTGTATTGAGAATCGGTTTCCTGTGGGGTCTCGCCTTCTGCGTTGAAAATACCGACTTCCTCACCATACTTATACAACTGATTGTATTGGTGTACAGTGTTGTCAATCTTATGTTTAGGCATTTCCATGTAATAAACCAACTGGTTCATACGGTTGCCCAGAATCTTCAAGACTGAATCCAGGGATTCAACTTTCAGACCACCACCATTGTTGATTTCGTTGTTATACTGCATTCCGGTCTTAAGACCTGCTTCCATCGCTTTCAAGATTTCTGCTGAATCCATGCCGCCCAGTACGTCGCCAGTACCGTTTTGATTGCTATAATTATACAAATCCATATTCTTTTATTTTAATAGAGTTTATTTCACGAATTTTACACCGTTCTTTTCGTACATGTAACGCGCCAAGTTTTCACCTACTGTTTCAGCGTCCGGATTGATAAGATATGCAAGCGCATCACTTTCCAGTGACTTAGCAATACTTTCCGGTGCCTCTTCCAAAGACTTTTCAATAAGCTTTACTGCCATAGGTCTGTCTTTCACTACGTTAACTTCGTATTTACCTGCTTCGTCCTTTCTTTCCTCGAAAGATTTCTGAATGGCTGTCATATTGTTAAGTCCTTCTGAACGGAACATAGGGGGAACGCCAAACATTTTGTCTAACTTGTCGTTAATACCATCCACTGTTTCCTGGAACTTGTCAATAGACTTTTGGAAATTCTCCATCAGAGGTGCGAATACAGAACCCAAAGATTTCATGATGTCTTCCTTGTCGGATTTCTCCACTTTTTTGTCTTCTGCATTCTTATCCTCAGCAGTATTCTTTTCGTCTTCCTTCACCTTTTCTTCGTCCTTCACGGCTTCCTTTTCCAGCTTGTTGATATCCTTTTCCTCTTTGGTTTCGGATTCATGGTCTCCTGCTGCTGCTCCGTTTTCAGACTTTTCGATTTTCACGTTCGCCATAATGTACTCGTCAGAAAATCCCATAGACTTCATCAGAGATACGATAGGGTCGTTCAAATATTTTTCGTCCATCTTTATTAAACTTTTAATTGTGTACAAACTTATTTATTAACGGTTCTCAAATAGTCCTTTATAACGTTCAATCCTACATTGCCGTTCAGATAATATCTATAAAGCTCTTGAAATCTTTCGTCTCTTTCCACTATGATAGGGTTAATGGTAACGTTGAAAGACTTGTCTATCTTTATATTATATCCGTCCTTCTGTAGCTCTACAAGAACGTTATTGGAACCGTTGCTAATTTCTTCTTTATTGCTCTCCACGAAATCTACTGTCTGCACGCCCTTTACTATATCGGCAAACGAATTTGCATTTACGGGTGTCATTGTCATTGCTACGTTTGTGATAAGCGCTTTCGTTACCTTTTTAGGGTTGTTCTTGTCTCTTTCCAGCGCTCTCCCCTCAACGGAGAAACCTGGCTTCCGGTCGGTGCCGCTTGCAAGCATTTCAAGTGCCTTGTCATAAAAGGCTCTTGCTTCCGGAGATTTTTTCCACAACTGACAACGTACATAAAACTTGTTATTCTTTACATAAGCATCCAGTGGGTGCCCTATCCAGAACCTTGATTTATTGATAGGGCTTCGTGATGGCAAATGGTCTAAATTGATTAGACCGTGTTTTAAAAAGCGGTCTATTACAAATCCGTTGGGATTCATAGATTCATCCTCCGAATCTATGGAAGAATCGGATGCCAAACCTTCAAAAATCATTTTTTCGTATCTTCTATCATCACCTACCGCGTAATCCATAGGGTTGAAATCTGATTTTTCAAAGTTTGCTTCTGTGAAAAAATTAAATTTTGAATCTACTTCAAACATCTTTTAATAATCTGAAATACAACGGATTAAAATAAACATCTTTATGTAAATATCTTATAATCAGTTGTTTACACTGAATAAAAATTTATTTACGTATTTACCGATTCAAATGTATGAATTATTATGCAAATAGACAAACTTTATGCAAAATTTATTCACTCCTTGCTTTTTAGGTAATTATCTACGAACTTATCAGAAGGCTTGGTGTAGTTCTTTTTGCCTTCCGGCACTGGGTACGCCCACTCATAGAAATATTTCTTTCTGTCTCCTTCTCCCAGTTCTCCGATTACCGTAAAGCCCTTTGCCCTTCCGTTACTTCTTTCTTGTACAATCTTCTCGAACTTTTCCGGTGGTGTGGTCGAACTTTCTTGCTTGAATATATGGTTGCTCAATTCTTCCATCACCTTATCCCTTCTCTCCTTCTTACTTTCTTTTTCTTTCGCCTCTTTCTCCTTTTGTTCTTGTATCTTCTTTTCCCTTTCTTCGGACATCTTTTTATATACACCGCTTTTGTGTAAACTTTGGTCGAACATATTGTCTACGATATCTCCCAATATCCCAAACTCCGATTCTTCTATTCCGATACTGTTAACAGCATCCTCAATAAACTTTGTATGCTTGGAAGGTATATATCTTTCATTATAGAATCTCTCCAATAGGGTTTCATCCTCCAGCATCTTCTTTAACTTCTCGTTCTTGTGGACTTCCCCGTTTATCTTTTCAGCGTCTTTAATGATGTTCTGTATATCCTTGGAAGTGAACCCGTATGCCGTATCTATATCAACACTAAACCCGTCATTTGAATCGTAGAGCTGGATATCTATACCTCCCTTATCGTTTGCATTCGCTTTGGTATGATTGGAAACACGTATCTCATAGCTTCCTTTCCCTGTCTCAAATTTAAAATAGCTGCTCGCAGTTGTTTTCGCCTTATTGTAATCGTAGTCTATGTTATTCTTGTTCAGCCACGATTTCAGCCCTTTAGTAACTGCTGCCGGGTTCGTTCCGGTCTTCTCTATGGACTTGTCACCGCTTCTGTTAATGACCTTGTTTGTTGATTCCCTTTCCTTCTCGGTATATATGTATCGAAAACCGCCTTTTCCGTCCGGCTCCTTCCGTACATACTTGTGCGACACTGCCTTTTCCAGCTTATCACACAACATGCTTTTCAATATATCTCTTTTCATACTCTTTCCTTAATAAAAAAGGGGTGATTACACCCCTCCCCAACAATTAATGTAATTGTAAACGATACTTCGTCTGTTTGAGTGTTGCCATAAAATCTTCCACCCACGACTTTTCCCCGGCATATTCGGGGTTATTGTCAAGCTTGGAATAGAATTCCCTTGTACGGTCTATAATGAGGTCTACCAATTCTATAGGGTCGTTTACCTCTATTTCTTCACCGTTTATCTCCCCGTCCTTGAAACGTCCGAAACCGCTTTGTCCGGCTTCCATTATCTTATCTTCATAGTCGGAAAGTTCATCTATCAAATCGTCCAGATACTTGTGCTTGGCATTGTCTTCCTCTTTCCAGTGCACGTTTTTTGAACGGGTCTTCACGCCTTCCAGGAAATTAGCGAAATCGGCAAATACGGCATACATACCGTCCTCCTTCTTTGCCTTTTCCAGTACATCGGCTTTCACTTTCCCCTCTTGAATCATTTCGGAAATAACGCTCTTGAATATCATCGCGTCTTCCACAGAAGAAAACTTCATGGAAACCGTCAGTCTGTCTTCCGACTTCCATATTCCCTGGCTGTCCGTTTCTTCGCTTTCCGTGGTTTCTCCTTCCTCGTTCTTCGCTATTCCGTCACCTTCCGGTCCTTTTGGTTTGTCGTCCAAATCTTCCTTGCAAATGGCATTCGCATCGTCACAGTCCATTGTCTTCTCAACTTCCTCACTTTTCCAGTCTTCCGGCAATTCACCTTCAAGACCCAATTCTTTAGCACGTTTCTTAATCCATGCTTTCACCTTTTCTTTCGGCATATCAGAAGCACCGGACAACTTGATAGCGTCCTTCAAATCCTGGCTATTTCTGATAGGGTATTTCCCGTTCGGCATTGCCTCTCCTTTCTTTGCAAGGTCTTTTCTTTCACTGTGTGAAAAATCGGTCTTGTTGTTCGCTTTCCGTATCTCTTTAGGATATTTCCCACACACGGACTTTACCACATCTTCCGTTACTTTTCCTTCCTGGAAAGCCTTCATCACGATTTCTACCGGGCTGGGTTTCACTTCCAATCCCAAAATCTTCTTGATATTGTCTTTCATGTCAAAGATGAAATCGTAGTCTTCCAGTTCGGTAACTGGGTCAATCCACATGCTGCCGATTTCCTCTTCACCGTCAACCACCACGAAAGCCGGGGATTCATCATCAACGTGCCCCATAAAATAATGAATTTCCGCATTCTTCGTTTTGGCTACACCGACCTCCATAAGAGTATCTTCCGGAACGTCTATTCCGGTCTCCTCGAAAAGTTCTCTTTGTGCGGCTGTACGGAAATCTTCTCCCTCGTCTACATGTCCCCCAGGTATGCACCAATCAGGTGTATAGTTCATATTTTCTCCTGCTCTCTGTAAGATAAGCAACTTACCGCCTCTGAACAAAAGCACGTCCGCATACTTGACTACTCCGGTCTTTGCCTTCATAATATCATCGTATGCACTTTTGGAAAGCTTCTTACTTTTCCATGCCTTCTTTGCTACATGAATTGCATATACATCCGCAATAGCTTCTGCTATATCTTCGTCTTTCTGGAATGCAGCAATAGCCTTGAAAACCTTGTCCCTGTCTTTCTGTAATTGTGCAACTCGTGAAGCATGCTCTTTCAAGAACTCGTTGTATTTCTTTTCCGAAATCTCTCTTTCGTCCTTGTCAAGCAGGGAGAAGCTTTTCAATACCTGGCTTCTTTCGGCAAATTCGTTTGCAAGTTCTTCCGTTCTTGCTTCTATCTTTTCGGAGCGTCTCAATAGCTCCCTGTATTCAGACACCTTTTGTTCTGCTGTCTGTAAATGAAATAATTTCCGTAAATTCATAGCTATAAAATTTTCTGCTAATGTACGAATTTTACACAATCTATCCAAAAACACAGACATTATCAATATAATAGGAAGTGTTTTTCTTCAATTCGGGCTTGTAAAAATACCTGTTAAGTGTTTCTACCTTTTCTATCCGGTCAATCCTGCCCCTCTTGTTCCCATACAGAACTATTCTGTCGGAAATGTTCAATTCCTTTACTTTTACCGGAACAAGGTAGTTCTTCTCATACGTCCATACCATTTGTTCGCCCGAAATCCTGTTAAGAACACCTTCCTTGCCTGCATTAAAATAGATGTTATATACTGATTCTCGCGGCTTCATTTCGCGTACATGTAAACCTTCCACAAGCGTATAGGAATGTCTTGTCTTTACGGCTTCATTAATCCTTATATCCTTTAAGAACTTTTCGCCTTCAAGCGTCCTTATCTCCACAAACCCGGTGTTGAATCCTCCTTCTCCCATAATCAATGCTCCGTTTTCAGAAACAAGCCTTCTTTTGTTATAAGCGCATATTCCGGTGAAGCTTTTATATTGTAGAGGGTTCCTTCATATAAAGACAATCCTCTTTCCTTTATCTTCAACACTCCTGCACCAATATTCATATATCCCGGATTATCGTTGTAATACTTCACATATTCTTCCACTTCTCCCCGTTCTATCTCTTTATCCGGGCTTCTGTAACTCATTCCGGACCGTCTACCGAAACAGTCCTCATCCGTCCATTCAGCAAATGTCTTTTCGTCTACCAATGGTGTAGTTGTCTGGTACGGCAAAGTAAATGCAAGGTTTTTTGCGTCCTCGCATACAGAGAAAATATATCCGTCTTCAAACACAATATTCTCCATCGTTCCTTTGTAATGAACGGCTTCAATTCCTTTTTTGAACATCGCGCTATTGTTCATCATACAATAAAGTAATACATACTCGTCTTCCTTTATCTGGTCTAAACGTACTGGGACAACCTCCCAGTTATACACGTCTACCTCTTCACCTTCTCTTTCCTTGACACGTTCCTTGGTTACCCTCGTCTTCCGTAGGGTCAACACTTCCACATCTCCTTTATATCCGAATATCATACCTCAAACATTTTATCTCCGACATATATCTTTACTTTACTCTTTCTCTCTACCTGCCTCTTATATGGTTCTTTAGGCGGCTCAAACGAATGCGTCTCGTCATTCCAAACCATACCTTTAGGCGCCTCCTTAAGGTCGCACCTGCAATAAGGATGCGTCGCGTAAATAACTGGTTTCCAATCTTTGGCTTTCACTCCTATATTATCCCCGTTGTTTATCAAGTCTATAAGCTTGAATATCCTCGGTTTGCTTCCTATTCCTGCCGTAGTGTACAACCTTATACAATGGGCGCAAGCTTGGGGATATACTGTCTTATATACAAGCGCGTCCGCTCCCTGTTTCTTCATTATCTGCTGGGCTACCCCGGTCTGATAAATGTTCTGCATCTCAGTTTCCACTATACGCCCCCAATCACGGTTCCAGTCTTCCAGGGAATGTCCTATATTGCTGACAATATTCTGAACGGACTTCTTTTTCAGAGCGCCTTCTATCATTTCCTTCTTTATCGTTCCAAGCTCCAATTGTCTTTGCTGTTCCACAAGAACTTTTACCTCTTCTTCCGATACGGCATTAGACATTATCGTTTTCGCCCGTTCCCCCATCGTCTTTATATAGGAGTATGTACGTGTTGCTGCTGCATAATACACTTCCTGTTCCAACGGTGTAAGTGCTGCCCACTGATGACGGTCTATATACTTGGTAAAATCGTCAAAATTGAGTGTAACCAATTGGGAAGGTTCCAATTGTGCGCTCAGCCTTCCAAACAGATAGGACTGGAAATATGGAGGTATCTTTTCTATCTCCTTTCTCCATTTATAGCCATACCGCCTTAACAAGGACTTGTCTTCCGGTGTCAACAGCTTATCT